ATCAGTTAGATACCGCATGACGGTTTATTTAGAACGAGGTTACAATCGCAAGGAGTACCAGTGGGTCTATAAACAGTATCAAAATATTTACTCAAAGGAGATTTTTATGATATACGTCGGAATTGATGTTGCTAAGGACAAACACGACTGCTTTATCACTAATTCAGATGGTGAAGTATTATTCAAATCTTTTACCATTCCTAACAATCGTGAAGGTTTTGAAACCTTATTTCAGAAAGTACAGTCCGTATCAGATGATTTAACCAAAGTAAAAGTAGGACTTGAAGCCACTGGACACTATAGTTACAATCTTCTGGGATTCCTTCTTGATAAAGGTTTGCCGACCTACGTTATCAATCCGTTACATACCAATCTTTACAGAAAAAGTTTAAGCCTTAGAAAGACGAAAACGGATAAAGTGGATGCCCATACCATCGCTTCTATGATCATGTCTGATGTGAACTTGAAGTCCTACTCAGACACATCTTACCACAACGAAGAACTAAAGTCATTAACTCGTTATCGTTTTGATAAAGTACAGGAGCGAGCAAAGCTCAAGACCTCTGTATCTCGCCTTATTTGTATTCTTTTCCCTGAATTAGAGAAGCTTGTTGCAACAATCCATATGGCATCCGTTTATGCCCTATTATCTGAATTTCCGTCTGCTCATGCTGTTGCATCTGCACATCTTACCAGACTTACAAATCTGCTTTCCGAAAGCTCACATGGCAGATATGGCAAAGATACCGCAGTAATGTTTCGTGAAGCCGCCAGAAACTCAATCGGTTCAAATATGCCAGCAAAGTCTCTGGAACTGAAACATACCATTAAGCTCATTCAGGAATTAACTTCTGAGATTGACGAAATTGAAACCGAAATCAAATCCATTATGGATGAGGTTAATTCTCCGATTCTTAGCATCCCCGGAATCAACTACCGTATGGGTGCCATGATTATTGCAGAAATCGGTGACTTCAGTCGTTTTGATTCTCCTGACAAGATACTTGCCTATGCCGGAATGTCCCCATCTACCTATCAATCGGGGCAACTTGATAACTGTTACTCCCATATGGAAAAACGTGGTTCTCGCTATCTTCGATACGCCCTTTACAATGCGACTAAATATGTCTGCCATTGGGATGAATCATTTGGAACATATCTTGCCAAAAAGCGAGCAGAGGGCAAGCATTATAATGTTGCTTTATCCCATGCTACAAAGAAACTAGTAAGAACCATTTATGCAATGGAAAAAACAGGGCAATCATACAGTAGTGCATCCTAATTGTTTTCTATAAATATCTCCTAGCTGAGTGCCGCTAATGACACTCTTTTTGTCATGCAGTTTTCAAGGTACAAATATATCTGAAATGCATTTCTGCAATTCATTCAAAATATTTCATTTTCAGACTTGACTTTTAATAGTTAGTCTTTCTAACGCGGATAATCTTTGTTCAAAATCACTACATCTGTTCTGCAATTTCTGTATCATGGCAGTATTTAAAGCAATAAACTCTTGGTAGCACAATGTATACATATCATTTGCACCACCATTCTGCTCTAAGAATTTTTCCCATTCCTCATTAGATTCAAAATCTTTCTCGGAAAACTCTGCATGTTCTAGTCCGTAAAACTCATTTTCAGATATGTCACAACATTTCATTGCCTGTTCAACATCCTGTGCAACAAATCCAATATGCATTTTATCGTCATTTTCTATGAGCCGATATTCCATCGGTTGCAGCAACTCAAAAAATCTTTCAAACCGATCATCCTCTAACAGCTTTCGGAAATCTTTTTTCTTCCTGCGGTCAGACGTTGTTTTCCAACCACCGGAAGAATACCCTCCGGCAAACGGATTGGGTGTAGTTCCACAATACACAGAACTAGAACTTGGGATTAAATTTCCGTTGTCTGAAATTCGTACATAATCGGATAGTCCAATACCTTGCAAATAATGCGCGGTTGATGCCATTATACACTGCCTTGCACTTTCTGCAGTTGTTGCAGAGTCTGCGGTTGTTGCATGATCTGCAGTGCTAGCATGGTCACCTATGGCTACACCATCTTGATCTGTTACGGAGCCTAGATCCACGCGCATGTTTTGAAGCATTGGCCTTCCTCTTCCATCGAGCCCAATAATTGTAAGGTTATCACCAAGCGCTGTTGAATTGAAGTTTAGTGAATCAATGATTGTTACTCTGCCATCTTTATCAAGCATGAAATTATTGCTTTCGACTACGAGTCTGTTCCCGCGAAGCATAATCTGGTCGGCACTGGCATTGATCATGGAAATAACTTGGTCGTTCTCGTCTCTTCCAAGTTTCAATTCCAATGATGCGTCTAATTGCCCTTCCGCTTTTTGTGCACGATTGACTTCTGCGGAAATGCTCTTTGTAGTCTGCTCAAACTTGGTATTTGTCTGTTCTTCTAAATCCTCATACGTGGATTGAAGATGATCAGCGTTTCTCTCTAACTTGCTTGTCCGTCTCTGTACGCTTTCAATCGTATCTCTGATAGAATTAACCTTTGCAGAGTGCGTCTGTGTGCCCTGTGCCGAAATCGAATCTCTCTTGCTTTGCACTCCGGTTAGCGTGCGTTGCAATAGATACGTTTCAACAATCTCTCTTGTAGTATTGAACCGGATGGGTTCGCCAAGTGTCAGACATGGATTCCCGACACAAGTGCAACTTTTGATCGGCGTGTATGCCGCCTGTTTCATAACCGTCAATAGGTTATTTGCAATCTGTTCCAGCTCCGATCCGGTCTTGTCTGATACAAGAAAGTTTCCTGTAATCGAATAGTTGTTTCCAGCAGTTCCAACAATAGCACCTGCATTATCTTCGCTTGTCTTGATTTCAAGTTGCGTGATTGCCTTGCTTTTGAAGTCTTCATAATCAAACGTGATGTAGTGTCCGGTCATAGACTCTGTGTTTGCGTCAGACGGAAATAAATTGTCAGACGGAAATAAATCTTCTGCCGGATAAAGCGCGCTTGTGATTGCTTTCAGAAAGACATACTCAAACTTTCCCTCTCGGTTGATATTACCAAAGCATCCGTTAATCTCACAGATTGCCGTTATAACGGTTTTCCCACTGATTGCGGATTCTTCTGTGACTACGCTTGAATCGTCCGTCTGTGTGGCTACAATCGTCTTATTGACAGTCATGGAATCATTGGCAAGGCTTGTTTCAACTTGCGCGATTCCAAGATACGCAAAAAAGCTATTGCGGAACTGCTTAAGCGTCATTGGAAAGCTAAGTCCTGCATACCAAGATTTTACATCCGTATTGATAATGTCGTACATCGCGTCATATGCCGTAATCTGCCGTTTTGTTCGGTCAGCCGTAGGAACATCGGATGCCACCTTAAAAACTCCGTATGGCATCGGATTTTCGGCATCTCCGTCAATCGTTTCTTCGATAGAGATTGTCTTTCCGATAATGTTTCCTGCGGTGTTTCTTGCTGTGAATTTTACGCAATTCGCTTCGCACGCTCCAAACTTTAATTCAGACTCCGAACAAAGACTTTCTTCAAGCGCAAACGTACCGATTTCAAGCATCGAATTGTCTATTTTCTGATTCGTTCCAACAACAGATATGACCATCTGCTTATCTGTCGCGGAATCCCAATACTTTTCTTTCAAATTGCTATTTATCATATACACCACCTACAAACGAAAATTTGATTGCGTCGTATTTTATCTTCCCATGTGCCACAGAATAGAACGTAGGCTGAATGTCAGCGATATATCCGTACTGTGTCACATATCCGCGTTTCTCCGGTACATATGCCGTGATATAGCCACCACGCTCTTTTGCCTTGGTATAGTTCTTTTCAATATTCTTCCAAAAATCGTCAAACTGCTTTTCGGTCAGCATTGCTTTGGTTTCAAACTCAACCTTTAAGGCTTTCAGTTCCACGGCATCACGATGCTCATATCCGTTTTCATCCGTCCAAGGGTCTTTGTCCTGCATATTTACATAGGAACTAAACGTGTCCTGCTTTATTAAATTGTTCGGTATGGTATAATTGCCAAACTTTACTAAATATCCGCCATATCCCATCGTTTGCCTCCTAAAAATGGGTATAAAAATAGTACCTACCGCTTGGTAGATGCTATCCATTTGATTAAATTTTAAGCTACTACTGATTCCCATTCAGATTTCAGCTTTTCTACATCGTTTTCAAAAAGTTTGCAAGCGATTTCGTACAACTGCGGAATCATTCCCATTTCCCTGTCGATATAATCCATCTTGTTTCTTACTTTGGGCTTGAGTGCGCACCCTTCCATCCTTGATTTAAGGTTGCAGTGATATTTCCTTTCGAATTCTCCATAAAGCAATGAATAGCGTTCTTGATACTTTCCATCGGCACCGAAACGGACAATCTGCGTTATCCGCTGTCTCTTGGTTGCCAAGTCAATATCATCAACGAGTCCGATAATAACATCTTCCTTATGGATGATTTCTTTCTGCTGTCTTTTAATGGTTTCGTTCTGCTCTCTAACAGTTTTTAATGTCTGTGAAAATATCAGTTTAGTGTTTTCATCTGCATATGGTAGGTAAGTAGAAATAAATAATTCATCATTATTGACATACCCACCTGTTTTACGGATTGTAGGGAGAACCTCGGATGTTACCCAACGTTTGAACTTATGAAGTTTTTCTTTTCTTTCGTTTATAAGGGAGTCGTTTTGTGACACACCCTTTGCTTTCTGCGGTTGCATCTGAAAGAGCAAGGAATACAAACCGCTTTCATTAACAACCGTCATTCTTTGTTTTCCACCGGGAGTATCAATTTGTGACACACCCTTATCAGAATCATCAATATTTGAAAGGCTTCTTCTGTAATTCGTATCTCCAAATACTTCGCATATATCCTTTCCAACAAACCATGGTTCATCATCGACCATGACCATTCTGATCTGTCCGAATATTGGATTCTCAAATACCTCAATGCCATTTTGAATCTTAAGCATAAGTTGTGATTTTTTCATTCGTGCCTACCTCCATACATTTTTATCTGAATAAAAAAGAGGAAGCCACTTGTGAAATCACATTGGTTTCCTCTTTCGTACAGTATGGCGTTCGAGTAAGTAATCCGCATCTTCACGGATAAGGTTGTTTCCTTAGTAATAAGGATAGACTATTTTTGATTTTGTGTCAATCAGCTTTTTAATTAAAATAAGCCGTGTTTCCACGGCTTAAGTATCATTTATCTTTCAATTTTTATTGTAACCAAGTATATGTATATGCTTCATCAACATATATCTTATAACTGCTCGGATAGATCGTATCGTAATTTGAATCGTACGGAAAACTAAACGAGAAATAATCGGTGTCTCCATTCTTTTCACATTCTGCATAATGATAATCATATTTGATCAAGTTGCCAGATGCATCATACATTACGCAAGAAATTTTTACAAATGAAAAATCTTTTCCGGAATCGTTTGTAGCTTCAACCGTAACATTATCTGCTCCAATGTCCGATTGAACCATTATATTGCGAACATCACAAACAGCATTTGTTGCTTCATCAACGCTCAACGACATTTTATAGTTATCATAAGAAACATCGTTATAATCAGAGTCGCTCGGTGCGTCAAAATAAAGAACACATTCCTTACCGGATTCAAAAGCTCTGTTACAATCGCTTTTGCTATCCAGCATTTTACCATTTTTGTAGTATACAAGTTTTGCGTCCAGATCAACAGTTACCTTGTTGTTGTTTTTCAAGATAGCAACAACTCCATGACCACTATCTTGGTATTCAATTGAGATGTTTTTCTTTACCTTGTTCGCATTAAAGGAAGAAGTGACGGTAACTTTGCAAGAAAGCGTTTTCTTTGCAATTTTTGCTTTTACGTACGTTGTTCCTTCTCCAACCGCCAGAACCTTTCCAGACTTGTTTACAGAAGCAACATATTTATTGCCACTACTCCATTTAGCAGTTTTCCTCATTCCGCTTATCTTTAATGTTGCGGATTCTCCAATTTTTAAATTAAGAGTCTTTCTGCTTAATTTAATAGTTGCCGCCTGTGCAACAATCTGTTTCCCATCTGCATTTTGGATTGGCATAGCCGAAGCCAAAACGGCAAATGCCAACCCCATCGCTACTAATAATTTTTTTGTACTTCTCATAATGACTCCTTTCTTGTGATATGATTTATTTAGAATTATATCACGTTCAATTATAGAAGTCACTAAAAAACATATACATTGTCTCCGGTTCGATTGTAATGTTCTCTACCATAATCCCTTGCGGCTTTTCCTATGTCGTTTGTAGTAATTCCAAAATTTTTCTGTAAAATAGCTTGTAATAGCTGATTTTGTTGTCGCAGTAAGGAAACCTCTTGCGCAGATGTTGAATTGATGGCATCTTTGATTCCGGTAATCTCTTGGCTTCCTGCAACCGCCGGCTTACCTCCGACCGTTCCCATAAGTTCCGGAAGCCCGTTTTCTCCAACAGTTGCTATGCTATATTTATCCATAAAACCGCCCGTTGCATAAGCCTTTACTTTAGGTAGGCTCACTTTCGGCACAAGATCGACTCCGCTCCACTTTACCTTTGCTACTTTAGCCGCCGCAGAAACAACACTGTTAAACCCTCTCAAAACGGTATTCACTCCACCGATCAATGAATTTATTGCTGTTTCAATTCTTGAAATTACGGTGTTCATTGCCCCGGCAACACCACTTTTCACGCTATTCCATAATTTGCTGAATATTTCAGCTACACTTTCTTTCATCTTCGAGAAAGCATTTTTTATCGGGGTGGTTACATGTTCTTTAAACCAACTAGAAACACTATTCCACACACCGGTTACCGCTGTCTTTGCCGCGCTAAAAGCTTTCTGAATAGATTCTTTTGCTGAACTAAAAGCATTCTTAATAGGTGTTGTAACATGCTCCTTAAACCAACCGGAAACCACCGCCCATACCGATTTCACAGTTGTCCATAGAACCTTGAATGCGGTTGATACTGCCGATTTCAATAATTCAAAATTCTTCTTTATTGGCTCTATTACCTTTGATTTAAACCAATCAGAAACAACAATCCATACCGCCTTGACAATGATCCACAATCCTTCAAAGATTTGACCAACTCTTTTCGAAAATCCTTGGAAAAATGAAACAATAGGAGTTATAACATTAGTATTGAACCATCCAGAAACTGTTTTCCATACACCGGATATATCTTTCCATAAAGAAGAGAAAAAACCGGAAACGGATTTCCATAATCCCTCAAAAAATCCGCTTATTGGCTTAATCACATTAGTATTAAACCAATCTCCGGCTTTTGAGAAAATTCCTTTTATTTCTTTCCAATGATCCTTGACTACTACAGTTGCCGTTGCAACAGCGGCTACTATTCCTGCGGCAATCGCTGCCGGTGCTGCCGCTACCCCTAAAATAACCGCTCCGACTGCCGTAATCGTAACTCCGACAAGCATAAGTGCTTCATTAAGCCAACTGAATCCGTTCTTTAGCATGGTCACAAAGTTTGATATTGCAGTAAACGCGCCAATTGCAACAGAGCCAATCCCGGTTATAGCTTTTGCCACCGGACTGATAAAAGAAAGTGCGCTCTCTGCCGCACCGCTACCGAATAAAGCTTTGACACCAGCTGAAACAGTTGTTCCAAGTGTAGCAAACGCCCCACCTATTTTTTTTGACAAAGAGGTAGACAATACTGCCGAGATTCCCTCATTTGCCGCAATTTCAACGCCAAGCCTTGATGCAAGTGAACCAGCTATTGCTTTTGAAATGGAAGTTCCGATTATATCAAGTGCGGTTTTTGCAAGATGCAATCCAAGGATTTTTTTGATTGTCAACGCACCGATGATAATTCCAACCGTCTTTACGTCTAAGTTGCTTAAAAACTCCTTTGCTCCGTTCCAAACATCCTTCCAGGAAATTTTACTTAATGCCGTAGTGACCGCATCAAATGCCCCTTGTGCCCATGCATTAAGCGTTTGAGCCAATAATGCAAAGTCAAAGTTTTGGAAAAACTTGTTGATTCCATCCGCAATTGAATTTCCGAATTGTTTCCAATTAAACGTTGTGCCAAACGAATCTAATCCATGAAGCACCGTGTTTAATGAATTTGCAATCAGTTTTCCGGTTTCTCCGAAAAGTGTTGTACCTTTCTGACCCTCAAATAGTCCATTAAGGAATTTTGCTAGTCCCCTTCCAAAACCTTCGGCTTTTGCATACACTTTTTCCCATTTAATTTTTTTCATTGCGTTAATTAACGCACCGGAAATTGCTTTTCCAAGTCCTTCAAGGTCTTTGATGTTGCTTTTGAATTTCTTAAAGATGGTGTCCGTCTGAACTAATCCACCATCAGCACCGGTGCCGCCACCAGCACCTGAACCAGATCCAGAACCAGAACCTTTATTCCCGGAACCGGAAGTATTATCTTTACTTTGTTTTGAAATAACCTTTAATTCATCAAATGCACGAGTTGCCTGTTGGATTTCCTTTTTTGCTTTCTTGGCATTTTTTGCGATACCACCCGTGTTTTTCCCTGCGTTTCCTGCGGCATTGCTTAAATCGTCCATGCCGTCAGATGCGCTTCCAATATCATCAGCAAGACCGCTGATTCCTGCCCCTTTGCTTGCTTCATACTTCCATCCGAAGATAGAACCTAAAGCATTTGTTACCATCTCTGCGAAGGAAATAACCTTTTGCAGAACTGCATTAAGTACCTTGATAAATGGCTTGAATGCATTGATTAAACCACTACCAACAACCGCTCCAAGTGCTTTGAAGTTCTCCTTAAGCATGGTTATCTGATTGTGCCACGTATCTGCTGTACGTGCAAAGTCTCCGGTGATATTGGTTGTATGTGCAAGCACATACTGATACCTCAACATAGCTTTTTGAGCCTGCGTCATCGAGGAAATGTTCGCATCAAGTCCTTGTTTTAAAGCCCATTCCTTTAATGTTGCCTGTGTCAAGTCGATACCATAACGCCGCATAGGTGCCGTAGTACCGGAAAATACAGATTGCAGACTCTTGGCAATATCTTCTTGGCTTACATCGTAGAATGAAGCCATATCTCCGGCTAATTCGGTCAACCGGATAGACATTTTTGCCATCTGCCCTTGCGGAATATCAAGGGCGGTTCCCATTGCTTGGAAACGGCTTGCAAACTGTTTCGCGGACAATTCAGACATACCAAATTTTTCAATTGATGTTTTTGCGAAATTGTTAATTAGGCTTTCATACTGCCCGAATGTCTGCCTTACAACGTTCTCAACCTCTGTCAAACTTGATGATATGTCAATGGCGTCTCCAAGTAGCCTAAATCCTCGAAATAAAGCCCAATACGTTGCATACACTTTTCCGATTGCAGACGCAAGGGAGAACGACTTCTTGGTAACCGCAGAAGCACTTGAACTAAATCCGCTAAATGAGCTTGTTATACTCTTTGCCGCTGTTCCTGCCGCTCCACCGGTACGTGATAATTTTGCCAATGCATTTGTCATGTCAATAATATTCCGGCTTACGCTAGGGGCTTTCGACAGTTCAGACATAAGCTGTCGCATTGCCGTGGCAAGTTTCGGGATATTTTCAATCGCTTTGGTGGAACTCTGGTAACCAAGCTGTTTGATTGCAGATGCAAGATCGGTCAGACCCTTAACAGATGCTGACATTCCAGAAATCCCTTTTAATGCATTGGAAATCTGACGCATAGAACCAGCCGCGGCATTAATTTGTTTGCTGTTGATAGAGCCTAATTTGCTTACATTTCTTGCAACCGCAGAAAAAGTCCGTGTGTCAATTCCACGCATTGCCGTCATTGCCCCTGCAAGTCGGTTTACCCCTGTGGAAAGACTATTCAGATTTCCGGTACTAAGTCCAGAAAGCGCGGAAGATAATCTCCCAAGTCTTGTCACAAGCGCATCTATCTGGCCGCTTGCCTGTTGTGCCTGTGCTTGAATTTTTATTTCAAGAGACTCTAATTCCATTTATCCACCAACTTCCTATAACTTTTTTAGGTTAGCGGCTATCTTCCACATTGATAGCCGGTTAAAAAGACGGTAGGATTTGACCCCTACCGCCCTTGAATTACTTTTTCAGTTTTCCCTTTTTCAGAAGAGAAATCATTTTTGAATTTTCCTCTGATGTAAACTTAAAATTGGAAAATCCGTTCTTTTTTGCGATTTCCGCGCGATGTTCTTTTGACACATCATCTTCCCCAACCGCTTTTAATGCTTCAACGATTGATCCAGATTTTCCGGTATACATCGAATAATACTTGCTTGCATTTTTCTTTGCTCCACTTACAACGATTGCAGTGTGACCTTTTGTACGCGTCACAAGAATGTCCCCGTTGTAAAGCAGTTCTCCGATTCGGTAAGAACCAGCATCGGTAAACAAGCCGGATTTCAAAAGAATGATTCTTTCGTTTGCAGTATTGAAATCTCCTACATCCTTCCCGAATGCATGGATAATACAAGCGCGTACAAGAGAAGAACAATCGCATTCCGTCTTAACCTTTGCGCTAATGCCATGTTTAATGACTCCGTAGCGTTCCGATTGGTCATAGCCGATGTTTTTGTTGCCACACGCAATCTTCATAGCTTCAGCTAACTTCTCCGCAACCTTATTATCCTTTGCTCTTAACACATTCCATCCCTTAGAATGGTTGTAAAACTTCTGCGTAGACACTTCCTGTCCGGTCTGGTCTCCGGCTTTTCCGCCAGAATAGCAGTTTCCGTGTTCATCGTGTCGCGCACTTCCGATAATTACTGCCATGGTAATACCTCTTTTCTTAAACTATCTTTGGCTTTGGTAAATGTGATTTCCTTGATTCAGCCGCCCATGCTTCTTCCGCCTTAAGCATTTCTCGTATCTCAGCATCGGGATCGTCCGTATTATGCTTTTCGATGGAATCATAGCAAGTTTCTTTCACGTACTTACTATTACCCTTACCGAATGTAGCATCTATTGCGGTCACAAGTGCTGACGTTGCATATCTGCCAAACCACATATACATTTCCACATCGCGTTGCTTCCATTCTGCCTTGTATGCATCCACATAAGGCTTAAGCAACTCTGGATTCATCATATCTATATCATCAACGGAAAATCCGTAGCCTTTCGTTACCACAAGGTAAAACGGACGGATTTCCGCAACGTAATATTCCCATGTTAATTCTTGGTTTTCGCTTTGGATGGGGTCTTTTTCTTCTCTTTCTCCTGCTCCTGCGCTCTCTCCAACGACTCCATCATCTGCGCTAAAAAACCGTTTGTCATCATTTCCTTCTGCATATCATCGAATAAATCCATGCAGTTAATCTCGTTTGTGTCAATCGCATCATAGAGAATGTCGGACACCTTCTCAAGCTGCTCATCGTAGCCTTCGTTTGTTTTGTAATCATATCCAAATTCTTCATTGTGATGCATCTGCAATCCCACAAGAAGTGTCTTAGGAAGCGTTTCAAGAAGAATATCTTCCATAGAGGAAATATCTTCCATGTCCTGTGTCTTCATAATATCCTGTAAGATATGTGATTTTAATGATGGTCTTGTTGCAAACTGAATTGTATATTCTTTTCCACCTAATTTAACTTTCATGTTTTACCTTGCCTTTCTGCCCTATATTGGCAAGGGGCAGTGTTGCCACCGCCCCATTGTTGCTTATCTTATTGCTTCAAGTTCTGCGATCGACCGTTCATCCTCGCCTACCGGTGCGGTCGATTGCTCGTCCGATAGGCTTTTTACCCCACCACTGTTACGGTAAATGTGCCATCGTTGTTATCAACGACAGTCAGCTTATCTGTAACAAGCTCTGATGTTGTACTTGGAATAACTGTTACCGTCATTTCAAGGATTTCATCGTTTCCACCTACATCGTTAGGTGTTGCTGTTGCAGTTCCTACATATGCGTACTTCGCTACGCCACCAATACCGTCAGTTCCGTACAGATGGATAATATCAAGTTTTTTATCTCCATATCCATCCACCTTTGAAAGATATTCTTTTTCAAGGTTTCCTGTGATTTCTCTTGAATCAGAAGTCTTAATTCCTTTTTCAAAGGTCTGCTGGTCATCTTCCATCGTGGTTGACTCAACTGTGTTTGGCGGTGATGCAGGGCTTGGAACTGACTTAGCCGCAACCAAAAGATTGTATGTTCCTGCAAAATCGGCCTGTTTTTCCGTGTGCTCTTTTACAATGACACGCGTTTTATAACTTGTTGATGCCATATTTTCTACTTCCTTTCTGCTTATAGCTGATCTAAATGCTCAATGTTTCCAATTACGCGAGTTGCGCGGAATGTAACCGTTCGCACTTGCTTGGAAATTGTTTGAATTACATTTGATACCTCAAACATTTGTTGTTTAAAAAAAGACACCGCATATGCTGCGATGTCCTTAGTTGCCTTTCTTGAACCTTTGTTTGTAATTGTGATTTGAAATGTTGGGCGAATTGCGTTGATTGTCTTTGCTTCATTAGTCCTTCCGGCTTCTGTGCCACCGATTTGTCTGACTAAAAGTGTCGGGAATGTTGCGGTGCCGCCCGATTCTTCATCTTGCGTCACCTTAATTCCTCTTACCTTGCTCTCCATGTACGATTTTAAAAGGGAACATAAGGTGTCTTCAAAATCAAGTGCCCAACTATTTAACTCATTTTCCACCGAATACCTCCCTTGCAATCTTTACATACTGTTGAATAATCTGTTGTTCCGCATTGTACATAGGCATTGTGGCTTTGATACCGTGGGTATAACGCCATGTTTCGGTCTTATCGTCCCAATAGTACCAACCATCTTCAAAAGCGTGTATTTGCCCCGGATATGTGCCGACGCCGAATCCAAGTTCCGGTGCTTTTGGGTTCTCTTTGGAGTTATAAAAAATACCGGCTCCAAACTCTACCGCCAACAAAGTATAGAACGGCTCTCTATCTTCTGACGTTACCGTTTTTCCGGTTGCAATCAGAATTGCGTTCGAGGTCATTAACTGTGGTGCTTTATCCACCCTTACCGTTATCGTGTTTCCTAATGGGGATTCCGATATGTGTTGTATTGCCGCTGTCTGACCTATCTGTGCAAGCCTAGAAACAAGTAAATCACATTTAGCTTGTAAACTATCGCGGTACTTTTCTAATTCCTTTATGGCGGCTTGTATGGATTTAGAGGATAATGTCATTGAAATAGTTTTCTTTGCCATGCAATCACCTACTTAATATTCTTTCGAAGAAGAAACAAATCCGTGGTCAGTCCTTCATCAGCAACTCCTTTTACGATGTAGTCTGCGGTTTCTGAATCCACAAGTCCATCATCAGTGCGTTTGACTTCCGAACGTTTCCACACCACATCGCCGGCTTTCAGTGGCAAATATCCTTTATCCGTGACAAGCTGACAGTATGATGTACTATCATCAATTCCAAATTCTTTCACAAGTGCTTCTGACAACTTATTGCTGATATTGGCTTGGAATGTCGTAGGTTCTGAAAACCCTTCAACTTCCTCGCCTTTTGGAATCTTGTTTCCTTCGGAATCTAAATAAAGTACAAAGTTCCCATCGGAATCCTTGTACCCTTCATAGACAATATCTCCATTTTCGTCAGTTTGTGGGATAAATACCCTCTGACCGGATTGCGAATACTTCATTTCCTGCTTGTTAATGTCAAGCATTGGTGTTTTCCTCCGGGATTCCGGCAACACTCGTCAGAAGCGATAACACTCCGGCAAGGACTGATGCGGAAAGAACATATTTCCAATCCACCGCCCCCATAAATGCCGCCGTTCCAATTCCGGCAACCGCCGCCTGCGCAACAGTCTTGATTGCTCGGATTCCGGCTTTCTTAGTCCAATCCTTCCAATTCCTCATGGCTCTTATCTCCTTTCCCTATATGGATTTCTTCAATCTCATGTTTCATTTTCGTAACCATTCCATTTCCGCCTAACGCATGGTACGCATCATACATCTCACAGAAGTTCTGATAGGCATATGACGGTATCTCTCCGATTCTGGTGTACTTTGCATGGTATTCAATAAGCTGGACGCGCAAAAGAAGCATTGTTCCTTTACTGTTCGCATCCCTGCTTTTCTTTTGTTGTTTAAGAAGCCAAACTATATACCCAAGCACTATCGGAAGTGCCACAAGATAAGTTTGAATCAAAATACTTTTCATTTGAATCTCCTTTTGACGCACTGCCCACCACCGCTTAATGTGCGCCGCCTGCAACCATTTTACCGACATCGGCAATATGGTCACGCTCAATCTTCTTTATAAAACTTTAGCAAAAGGAAATACCCCAACAAATAAGCTGCCTCTATCTCTCCAAGCTCTGTTAACGCCATTCTCGTTGTAGCTTGCCATAAATGTTTCACCTGCCTGCGAATGGTCGTAGACAGCCAGATTAACAATAACACTCTCAAATTTTTTCAAGTCCTCAGTTATCATTTCGTCTGTGTAGCTGTCGGGGTAATTTCTTCTTGCCTTTACATCTTCTGTAGCCTGTTTAATAAGCTGTTCGATTACCGGATTATCTTCTTTGTTATCGAACACTACCACATCAGATGTTGTTTCATCATCATTTGCGACTGTATCAATATGAAATTGTTTAAGTCTGATTTTAACTTGCTCTAATGTGGTGTATTCCATAATTTCAGCTCCTATAACCCTAATTTCTCAATTAACAGTTCTTTAAGTTCTGCTCCTGTAAGTTCCATTGCGTTCTCAATACCTTGTTCTAAGGAAAGTGCCTGCAAGTCCGCTGTTGACATACGCTTAATATCTGTCTTTGTGTAGTCGCTTGTAGGTTGAGCAGGGAACTTGTCCTGCCCTTCCTCATACTTAAGCTCATCTCCATAAACAGCTTCTTGTCTTACATTATCTGCTGTTACTTCTTCGCTCTGCTTTGCGGCGTTGATTTTATGTCGTCTTAATAACATATAAACACCTCTTACTTTCCGAACTTAGCAAGAACAACCTTTGAATCGTTGCTTAAGACTGCTGTATAGTGTTCGTCGCCAGAGATAACAGTTGTCTTTGCAAGAATATCTCTGTCTGATTCAATCTCAACGCTTCTCTTCATATAGATTGTAAGTGCATTCTCTTCCTCTGATGCGCCATCTGCACCTGCGTCCTCGTTAGGGTCTTCTGCTGAAACGATAACAATAGGGCAAGCGTAGAACTCTGTTGTAACAGCCTTTAACTTGCTACCTACCTTAATTTCTTTGCCCTTTGGCTTAAGCGTATGTGCAAGTGCTGTGTCAAGATGAACGTTAGTTGAATCCTCACTTGTTGTATCAGCCACAACATTGATTGTTCCTGTTGAATCATCAAGCTCATACTTAACTAACTTAACTTTCTTTGACTTAACAACCTGCGCTCCCGCGATAGAACCGATAGTTCCATTCATAATTACATTAAGTGGGTACTTGTCATTGCTCTTGAAATCATCGTCATTAAGTAATGTAGCTTCCTGCGCCGGATTAATGAACAATATCTTTGTAAGTGATGAATCTGATTCATCATCAAACTTGCTATTAGCCGCTACAACTGCTGAATAGCTGATAGGTGCTGCTGTTCCATCGTAATCAATAGGTGCTGTGCAAAGTGCGTCATAGCTGTCATTATCAACCTTTGCAGCGATTGACATAGCAATCTGATTGATAGCTGTACCAAGTGGGTCGCCATAACCAGATAATACTGATTCATCTGTAAGCTCTACAGCCTTACCTGCTTTCTTAACCTTTGCTTCTGTTGTAGATGTTGTAAGTACCGTTGTGCCCATAGCAACACCTTCTGCTACATCTTCTGCGTCACCAATATAAGCATACTTTGGCACAACGATTGTGCTTCCCGGTCTGCCTACAAGTGTTGTATCAACTCTTGCGATAGGCGAAAACTTAATTTTCTTTGGTAACTTAGCTGATACCATATCAGCCATTACTTGTGGGTCTACTAAATTTTCTAACTTAGTCTGTGGCATAGTTTATTTACCTCCGTTTTCTACTCTGTGAACTTTTTATAAAGTTCTGGATTCTTATTTTTGAACTCCACTCTTTCGTGGTAATTCATCTTGTTGAACTGTTCCTGTGTTATCGTGCTTTCTTCTCCACCGCCTGCATTAATAGCCGGTCTTGATTTAAGCCACTCTGCCTTAGCTTCTTTAACCTGTCTTTGCACTTCATTAGCAATTACAGTTGCAATAAGGCTATGGTCTGCATCTGTAACCGCCTCAATCAAAGAATCAATATCCTTTCCATCACCTATAACTTTCTGATAAGCATTGACAGCTTTCATATGATTAAGTTCTTTGCTCATGTTCTCGAACTTTTCAGCCTGCAATTTTTCAGCTTCCGCTTTTGCTTCCGCTTCCTGTTCTTCTGCTGTCTGCTTCGAGCGAAGTTCTTTCTTATACTTAGCTGCTTCTGAACTTGCTTTATCGGAAGCGTTCTTATACTTCTCTTTTTCAGCTCTTTCACTAGCGAGCTGTGCCATAAGTTCTTCTACGCTAGGTGTATGCTCTTCGTTCTGTGGTTCATTGTTGGTTGTTGGTTCTGTTGTTGTGTTAATTACATCTGCCATAATTTCTTTACCTCTGCTTTCTGCGTTTTTTGTTGTTCTCTCAACTTCTTGCGATATTTGTATTGCCCTTTCTCTAGGGCATATAAAAAGCCACAAGGCATTTTCTACCTTGTGGCTCAATATCAATTATTTATCTGTTCTGCTCTTATCTATAACCGGACTATTTTCTGTCTGGTCTGATAAGTCTTGCATTGTGCGGTCTTTATTGGGTGGCTGTTCTCCATCTCCACCCTCCGCTTGGTTCTGTGTGCCTTTGTTGATTATACTGTCTTGATATGCCTTAACCATCTCTCCGCTTCTCGCTACAACATCGTTAGGGTCATCAAAGAATGGAATTGCATAAACTGTATCTTTAAGGCTAAATCCGTGGCTTATCAATGTTGCCATGGCATTAACCTTAGTTGACATTTCATAAGTTTTTTGTCGCTTAATGTTAGGTTTTACATCCATTGCCCTTAATTTAAGTAATGGGTTACTGCTGTTAACATTGTTTGACAACTTAATAGCCGCAAGAACAACTTTTATTTCTTCCATTTTGCAGCCATCAGTAATTAATTGTTGTTTTGCCGCCGCTGTTTCAGCCTGTGACCAACCTGTTGCGTCTGACATTGCAACTCCTGTACTACCGCCACTGTTATCATTTCGTTGTGGCACATTGCATTTCTGCAAGATTATCTGTCGCCTTGATTGGATATTATTAAGCATACCTGTGTAATCATAATTAATTGCAAGTGGCTCAACTATTGGAGTTTTGCCATCTGCTGATGTGTAGGTCTGCATCCATTCTCCAGATTTTGGTTTTCTTACTTTTTCAGTAATGCGTTGCGTTCCATCTTTATCAACTGTTGTTTCCTGTTCAACTGGGAAATCAACATCATTTGTATGCCATACCGCCTGTGTATTCTGTTCGACATCATTTGTAAAATCTGAAATGAGTAGGTTTAAGTTATCCATTTCAGATATTTGCCGTTCAAAACAGCCCATTCTATCAAATGACCTTGTGTATTCAATGATAGGAATTTTATGCAGCGGGTTTTCTTCTCCGCTTCTCTCCAAAAACCCCCATTTTGTTTTCCCTTTATTTTTTCCGTTAGTGATTTTTATTCCGTCGGTAATTTCATATCTCGTATCTTTGGTAAAACAAGTGTAATACCTGGTGCCACTGTGCTTATCTTTTATATATGTCCCGGCAAGAACAACTCTCTTGTCGCTGTAGGCGGTTGATCTTACAACAAATGTTGTCCTTGGGTCTAATACATTATATGTGAAATAGCTTTCCCCATCCTCGTATTCTGTATTTATATCAATAAGGACATATCCAACACCACCGATTTCAACATATCTTGCAAGTTTCTGCTGCTTCTGTCTTGCGTTCTGTGATTCGTAGCAACTGTTTAATTCCGCTATAGCTTTTGTAAGGTTAGAATCCTCATTGTCGCCATTTTGAACTAACGTTATAGGATTTCCCCACTTAAAACCTAAATTAAACTCCGTGACTTCATTAGCCACATTATCACAACACTTACAGTCAATGTCTGGTCTGTAAGTCTTTGGATTCTTCCTAACTATTGGCTGTATTCCTGCGTCATAATCAAGAAGAAACTGTATTCTATTAGAATTGATATCATGTTCCAAAATTGCTTCACGCAAAATTGGTATTATATTGTCAGACGTTATTTCTTTTGCGCCTGTATATATGACAATTCTTCCTGCCTGCATTGCCTACACCTCTAATAAAATCTCATGCCGTTCGAACTTCTTCTGTCCGGTATTTCCTTAATCTGAAAATCGTCATCATTGTTAGGTACATACCAAATCCACTTGCGACAGTGCTTACAGGACAGTTTATGCGTTCGTGGGTCTTTGCTGTCTGCTTTGGTTAAAAACTTATGGCAGTTCGGACACATGATTGATTTATCTTTATTCATATAAAAATTCATATTTTTACCTCGTTGCATAACAAAAAGCACCGCCACAATTAAGCAACGGTGCTTTTGATGAAGAATGTGTTTATGAAAAACATCTTTGTAACTTCTTACAAATACAGTATATCATTTGAGCAATATGACATTCTATGACATCTTTAAATACGTGTTACCATATTTTTCTTCAAATGCTTTAAGAGCCTTTCCATGAAGTCTGATAATTTGTCTCCATGAGTATTTCATTTCTGTAGCGATAACTTCAAAAGTTTTCTTTTCGATATATCTTGAAAACAAAATATTATAGCAATCTTCATTCTCTATGCCGTCTATTTGCCCTATAATCAAGTCTTTTTTTTCAATGTATTCATCTATCATGTTATCAAGATTATGCTCCATTTCGTCAATTTTAGCGTATGTAGAGCCTATTTTATCTGGGTCAGATGACGACATTACTCTTTCTTCATTTTTTACCGCCGATATGCTGCGGGAAAGCTCTCTAAGCTGCGATATCTCTGACAGCTTATTATTTATCATTCTATTGAGTCTGCTTATTTGGTTCAAATAATCCTTGGTTGTCATACAACCCCTCCTCTTATATCGGACTTGATATTATTACTGTCTTCTTTATCCTGTTTCCTTTTGTAATTCTTAACGCAAAGTTTGAGAAAACATCCGGCACATCGTCTAATTGTTTCTTGCCCGATACCGAATACTGCTTTAATAATGACATCATCACTCCATATGGCTCATTAGGCTTATAAAGTGATTGATCTTTGAAAATAATATGTTGTAAAATCCAGTTAGAACACTGAAAAATACGCGCTTCCTTATTTGTCTCTGTCGGCACATCAGTGATGTTGCATATCCACCCTTTATTTTCAACTCGTTTATTAACTTCCATAGCCACTCTGTCGCCACCGGCATTACGTTCAAACTCACACTCTTGTACCTGATTGTTGACTAATATGTTTGACGCATTTTCATACTGCATTTCATAGTCTGCCGTATTATCGCACACGCAATCAACGCAGTAATAGTCGTCCCCATATTTTTGAAGCACAGGCATAACAAAATAGTCTGTTCCTTTGCCTTTAGTATCACATTGAGCTGTAACAATTTCTGGTTCTCCGTGTGGCAAATTTAGGTATCTGCGGATTTTATCATCCGGGAATAGTAATCCCTCGCGTTCAATAGGCTCCTGTTTATACAAACATCGGTAAGAGATTTCGTCCATGAGTAATTGTTGGTCTGCAAAAAACTCTTTCGTAAAACCGCCATACTCATAATCAAAATTACTTTCCCCTGTCACTGGGTCTACATCAGGAACCGATATTGTTTTTACTCTCGGATTTCCAATATACATATTTTGAATACGTCCGATAACATCATGTACGCTCCAACGAGTGGCAATATGTATCTCTTTACACGGCTTTCCGTCTGTATCTTGTGTCTTACGCTGTCTTGCGTCTACTGCGTATTTATTCCATAATTTATCAAGTATTGTAGGATTTAAGGCTTCCTCAATTCCACCTATCATATCATCAACTAGCAAAAATTTACTCGCACGGACTTTACCAGCATTCTTACTTCCTACAGAAGTACACTGTACAGACGGAAAAGGTTTGTATTTGCCAATATTGAATTGCTCCATTTTGGCATTCGTGCTTGTAACTGATAGATTAGGGAAAATGTCATGCCATGCATAATCATCATCATTGGTAACAATGTCGTATACCCCATCGTAGTACATTCGTGTAATATCGCCACTGTGCGAATAAAATAGACTGTAGTCTTTTGGGAACCAACCAGCAACTGCCGAATGGAAAAATTTCTCAATCGTACTCTTTCCAGCTCCCGGCACTAGACTCACGCACAATATGTCGTATTTATCATCAATCATGCCTTGCAATGCGTCCACAAGTCCGATTTTGATTAGTTGTTTCCTGCGTGGCATATAAAATCGGTCTTTAGGCTCACGCTTTTTCTCTATGTACTGAAAATAGCTGTCAACTATTTTGTTTTGGGCTTCAAGTAACAAAATCTCATATTTTTTGTTTATCAGATCATATGCGGTTTTGTGGTCGAATGCATATTTTTCCAAATCCCAAATCGTACCGCCTGTTTTATCCTTGCAGAAACGCTCTATAATGTCTTTTGCCCTTTCTGTAAGTTGTAATCCATACTCAACATCTTTCTCTCCGTTTATGGCTACGCTACAAGCATCTACATAGGCATTAATTACCTGTTCATCTATTCCGTTTTTCTTTATGTAATTTTCATATCCATTTACTGCATTGATTAACTGCTTTGAAGCCAAATAAAAAGCACCTCCGCAAAAGCAGAAGTGCCTTGACCTCTGCCTATAACTGTTTTAGGGTAGCGACTAACTCCATTTGTTAGCCGGTAATATATTTTAATGCGTAAATATCGCATCATTATCAATTTCAACTGTATATATTTTTCCACATAAACAATCACAAATTACTTGCTTGCCTGTCTTTAATATTTTTTCCGTCTCGTCCGGTGTAAGTTTTCTAATTTCCTCGCAATGTGGACATTTCACATAAATTCCCTCTTCGCATCCGTTTATTATATGCTTAGTAATATCAGAAAATGGTTGTGGGTGTTCTACTCTGTCTAATGCCTTTTCAAAGGGGTAGTCTTTCTTGTAATCCATAATAATTCCGACAGCTTCATATTTTCCAAGATTAACTCCTAAAAATCGGTCTGTAACTGTGTTCCATACGGCATATAAGTTATCTATATCATCTTGCAATGCGACTATTAGCATAATCTCACTCCTTGTTCAGCTCATCCGCATATCTTGTCATTTCAATTTGAGTTCCATTATCATCTTTTGCGCAAACAGTCACATATCTACTTGAGACGCTTCTAATATCTCCTATGCAGATTTCTGTTTCATCATCTTTAAATCTGTAACAATCATTTCTTCAATGCAGTTATTCATTTCTGATATTTTCATAATCTCGCCCCCTCAACAATTTATTTTTATACCCTCTGTTAATATCGCAGTCTTATCCTCATTCAGAATTGCATTTCCGTTTTCATCCGTTTTATGCCATCGTGCATCAACTTTAATCATTGGACTTTGCTTTGCATGAGCGATAAAATGCAACTCCATGTCCGTGCAGCTTACTTTTTTGCCGTCAATAAACACTTGTGCGGTTTTGCCATCGGATTTTATCATAATTTTTTCTTCTTCCGACTCAAATGGTTTGCATTTATACATAGATTTCCAAGAATCTTCATACCACCTATCCATCTCTCCAATAACGGAATTTGCATAATATGTCGGCTTGCTCATAGTTTTTGTTCGGCTGCATAAAACTTCTTGATAATTCTGGATAATAAACTCACATTCAGCACCGTTATATTTATAATCTTTATAAAACTGATAAAAAGATTTCAAATTTTTGATAAAATCAACTAGTGTTTTCATTTCCAATGCACCTTGAACCCTTTCTTTTTATACTCCCCTACGGCTTTTTTAAGGCTCATATCGTCCTCATATTTTTCATTCAGCATAATCACCACATTACCTTTTTCAATGCCGTATATGTTGCAATTTGCAAGTTTCTTAGCCGTTCCAAGGATAGCTTTTGCTTGCTTATGGCTCATTTCATAGGCTTTGGTTCCCATATTAACGATCATTTCTCATAAACTCCTTAAAATCTTTCCTACACTTAGGGCATAGGTCATATTTTCGATTGAATAATTTGAATTTATAGATACTTTCAACCTCTGCTTCTATGTCGCAATCTTCAAATGTCGGTTCAATATCTGAGCACCGCCCAATTAATGTAAATTTTATCCCTCTCTTTGGTTTTGCTTTTATTTCCACACCGCACCTGTCGCAAGTGCGCCATTCTTTTTGATGTTTCATTCTTCCACCAACTTTCTAAGCACCATTCATAAACATATTCCCAAAATGCAAATCATTTAGTGCTTTTTCTAATTCGTCTTTGTACCGAAATGGGCTTAAAGGGCTTTTTATTTCTTCCCTCAATATAGGTGACATATTGTCTATCAAAATGCCTTGTGTAGTACTTGAAAGATTTTGTGGTGGCAAATCCGCTAAAGCGCATAACTCCATTCTTTTATTGTCGCATTTTTCAGATTTGGGGCAACTTTTACATTTTTCTGCTAATTTGCTTAAAGGTTCTGCCATTACTACACCAGCTTCCTGCCGCACATAGGGCAAAAATTGATTTTTACGGCTCCTGCAACCTCTTTTCCATCGCTATTGTCGAAGATCATGTTATTTTCAGCTCCAAAAATGACTAAATTTCCTTTACCATCAATGATTTTCTTTTTGTTCCTACAAAAATCACACATATTCCACCAACTTTCTTCCGCAGATAGGGCAAAAATTTACTTTTACTTTTACTTCACTGCTAAACGCAATTTTGTTAGTGCAAAGTGATGCATATATGCATTCATTTGTAAAATCCAAACCTAATGTTATTTTGCCTAATACTCCAAGGTCAATTCCCTTTTCTTTTGAAACTGACCAACCATCTTCATCAAAATTGCAAAATTTACACATTCTTACGCCCTTCTCCTTTATTGAATACCACGTTTTCAAATATTGCTGTTTCTACCTTATCCGGCTGATTTTCTGGGATGTTCCTTCCCGGAATCTGCGTAAATAAGTATTTGCAATAAGGGCACATATTAACTTCGGAGCCAAGTATTAGCATTCCGCAGCACAAGCAACTTGTCATAATTCGCACCTCAATCATAGCAAAAATCGGAATCCTCGTGAGATTCCGTGTCTTTTGTTTGATATAAATATTCCACAATGTTTTTATCATCAAATAGCGGCACAGGGAATCGAACCCTGTCAGACCAAACCATGCCAACCGCTTTCAAATCTGCAATTTCTAATCACGGAAGGGTTTTCTGTTGCCAATGATACCGCTACCATCCATAAGTCCCCATTGACCGGAACTATTGCAGTAGCACCCGGCTAAGTGGAGATAAGGATAAACGCAGATATTCGGACTCGAACCGAAACACCGTTTTCGGCTACTGACTGTTTAGCAAACAGTTTCCTTACCAGTTAGGATTATATCTGCACGCGCCGGGCATGGAAGTTCCACACCCGAACCATTCCTTGCGCTTCAGAATGGCGCGGTGCTACTAACACCGCTCAATGGCTTGTGGCGGTATCGAGCCGCCCTATACAGATTTTCAGTCTGTCGCTAATCCATCTCAGCTAACAAGCCATGTCGTGTAGTTTCCGTTTTTCCTTGCTCCACACTACACTAAGTGCAAGGTTCTTTTAGTCAGCGGTTACCGCCATCTTTTGAATGACAACCGCTCAATCCAGTTCCCTGTGCTAAGTTTAACCGGTATATTGATTAGCACCTGCATTTCTGTAATAAACGCACTAGGGGTGTACTGGCAACAACGCCCATCGAAGCGGAAGGATTCGAACCCCCGACATTCACTTTTATGAACGCTCCAGCCTACGAGCTTCGCCTCGAAACCGCCACAAGACGGTTAGCAATATGTTTTACGTGCTATGCGTTACACGATCATGCGCCGTGGGATAGACGCATGATAGAATACCACCGGACGGTCTCGCACCGCCCTTAACAGAATCGTCCTAGTGGCGAAAGGAGGAACCCAATACCTGAAACTCTCAGCCAAGGGTTCAAGTACGTATGGAAAACATACGTGGCTACATGAAACGTCAGCATGCAACCAATTAGGCTACCGGGATTCGAACCCGGAATGCAGTAATCAAAATCCTGTGCCTTATCGTTTGGCGATAGCCCATCATTTCCAAATGACCATAATATTCATCGCAAAAATCACGTATGAAAGCAAATACCCCATTGCGTTTGAATTGTTTTTTTGTTTTACCTGTCCTCTCATAAGTCCCAGTATTACGAGGGCATCTGCCGCTGTTGCAATAACTTTCAAAGCCATATCAATATCTCCCATCCTCAAAGCTGTGTTCCTGTTTGAATCGTTCCATTTCATTTACGCTCATACCGAAGATCCCGGCAGATGAATCAGAGCCCGTATGTTTGAAGTACTCGCCCTGTTGTGGAAACATGAACCGGAACATAGCGTAATTCGCAACGTCACACAGATATTCAAGATTCCCAGTCTCTTCAAACTTGGCAAGATTCATTTTCAAACTTTCGATTGCATCCACATTCCCTGTGGAGAAGTTCATTCTTGCTGGTCCGTATTTGTAATACGACTGCTCAATCAAACCTTTGCGTTTTTCATCAAAAGCTGTGGAATACTCGGTTTTCATCAATGTTTCATTCATTTCCGTTTTCCCTGTTTCTGTTCCCAGAAATCGCATGAATGGCTGTATTCTACAAAATCAGCGGCATAATCGCTTTCGTCATTCACGCAAACGTAACCGTTTGTCTTGACGCATAAGCCATATTTACAGGTGCCGCAACATTCTTTACGCTCTGTCATTACACATCACCAGCCTTGCGGTGCAAATCCTTGTCAACGTTAAACCTATCCGGGAATCTTGCCTTTAACTTGTCAATGTTTGTCTGCATAACATCATCCATTTCAAAACCAAGTGCCGTACACGCTTCTGCAATCATCCACATGCAATCGCCAAGTTCTTTCTTGATATGTTGATCATCAAACTCATGTCCCTGGTATTCTTTCTGAAAAATTCCAGACACTTCTCCGGCTTCGGATGCAAGTCCGAACACAGCATGTCTAAGCATATCCTTTTTGTGGTCATATGGGATATTGCAAGTCCTCATGGATAATTTCTGATACTCATTTCCGGTCATATATCATTTTCCTGTCCGAAACACTCTTTTTGTTTTTAAAAAATTTTTTTGGAAATTTAGTTGCGATTCGCAACGTGAAAGTGAATTGTTATAAATTTATTATAGCCTATTTACGGTGAAAGTCAATGGGTGTGTTGTAAGTGGCTTTTTATTTTTTGAGGTATTTAAGGGACTTAGTAGCCGCCCGGTGGTCTTTCTGTTAGACCCCCTCCCCATCCTTTTCTTGCAAACATGGAAACATAAAATGTTTTCCGTTTCGTTCTGTTGTCATTGTGTGAAAACCAAATTGTTTTAATACAATTCATGTCATACCCTTGCAACTATTCGCAAAACCTAACTTTTCCGAATAGTTCACGAATAGTTAAAACGCTACAACCCTTGATATTACTGCATTTGTGAATTGTAGAATAATCACAAACAATTTAAACCGTATTATTTACCGCTGCATCTGTGAATTGTGTATCAATTGCGTGCAATTCTTGGCTCTTTTTCTCGTCCAGCCTTGGCAGCTCCTGCGCTGTGATTGCCCTTCTTTGGGTGGCATTATCTCCAATGCCGGGCTGATTCATGCCAAATTCGTTATTTCCCACGAACATAGTGCCTACGGGGCTATTGGAGTCATACGCACGATCTAGTATACAATCCTTGCGTGATCGTTGCAATTTTTGCCAAATCTTAAAAGCCAACGAACTTGATTCCTCATCTTTCCATAAGTCAAGCGTTGTAGTTGGTATATTACAAAAATAACTAAATGCTACTGTACTTACCAGCTTGCTGTAAACATTGGAGATGTATATATAATAATCACACAGCTTATATAATACCTCTCTATCGTATCTATTGCAGTTAGTCGGTATAGTTGCATTACCAAGGGGTTTCAAGCTCTTATCTTTTAGTATCGATGTATCCGGGAATAGATGCATACCAACATACTGCATAACAGCTTTCCATTGTCTCTGTCCAGCTTTTAACAAATCATCGATGTGAAATTCTATACATGCCTGATCTATTAAGTCTTTTACAGTTGTTGTATATATTTGTACTGTACCTAGATCAACTATAAGTCTTGTTAAATCTACGTTTTCTATATCCTGCATATATTTCACACCTCCAATCTGTTTTATCTCTCTGCTTTTGGTATACACTATTTTCGGGTTTAAAGTCAAGCCTTATTTTTTACGGTGGTATATATACTTACGCCGCGCGCGTATGCGGATATACACTTACTATAAACCTATAGGCTTTAGATACATTGTATTATTATTAATTTAAAAGATTAAGAAAAAGATAGAGAAAGAGAAACATAGTTCTGAAAAAGCGACGTCAGACGATTGTGTCGCCTTATGTCAGACGATTTTTGCCAAAAACTGATACTATTCTATCATTTTGGAACTTGTCAAAGACCTAATGAACCTAGTCTTGTTTATAAAAATTTAAGAAAAGTTTTATAGTTTGTTTACGGTTTTTCGGAGATTTTGTAAGATATGCCCGGACACGTTGTTGATTTTGGACATGGCAAAAAGAAAAGACAGCCGAAGAAGCTGCTCCTTGTTTGAAAATATTTACTTGCATTTTGCTCGGTTTGACGATAAAATATAGATATGTCGCACGGTATGGATGCTTGCCGCTGTGGTATCCGGAGCGATCCCCCAGATACAAGGATTGAAATAATTATATTCTCAGTGACAGAAAAAGAGTGGGTCAGATTTTTAGTCTTTCCCACTCGATTTCTTTTTTAATGTTTTCAGATTGTTTGTATGATGCACCCAAAATCTCCGGCGCGATATATATTTATCTCCTGTGCATTAACCCGGTATGTCAATTCGTCATCATCATAAATCTTGAGCCAGTGCTTAAAATCAGCGACTTTTTTATAATGTGCACCTATCTCCGCGTCCTCGTCAACGACGTATGCCATATAACTTCCGTCTTCGCCAAAATCAAGAGTGCTTGTTTTCAATCCGTTTTCGTCGCATCCAACAAGTATCAATGCCGCAATATCGCTTGCCCCTATAAACCTTTTCTCGTACTCTTTGTAGTTCTTCATTATGTTTTCCTCTATTTCTGTTCTATTCGTTCTCCCTTGCTTCTATAATATTTCATTTTGCTTTTCCAGAAGAATTAGCAATGCATTCATTGTCATTTTCCGGATGTATTCAGCATCCTGTAGTTCATTCTCTGTTATTGGCTGATCTTTATCAATAAAATCATAATTTGTATAAATCGTAACTCCTGAATTATCTTTGCACCAAACCGCTACGATCTTATCGCCGCCAAATTCTGCAATATCTTCCTTTAATTCTCCTATCAGTTTTGAGCACTCAAAACTGATTTTTATTCCTTGTTTGTTTGTAAACGCCATATTTATAACCTCCTATTTTCCCATGCGCCTTAGTTGTCAATGGCTCTTGTTAAATATCCGTATATCTTAGTCTGCTCAAACTTTTCCACGCCCTTTCCGTTAAAGTGAACCCCCACTTCTTTTTTCGCTTTCACCTCGCACCCTTTTTCATCGTCATAAAACCAAACGTAACAATTAGTTACCTTAATGCACTTTAGCGGTTCAATGCTTGGCGATGTTGCTGGTGCGTAATATTTCCCGATTTCAAATTTTTTCATGGCGTTTTCCTTTCCTTTCTTATGCGTTCTTCCCTGCTCCGTAGCACTCATAAAAGCTATCTACGAGTTTCCCAAGCTGTTCCGGTGTCAACTCTTCTTTTAGTTCTTCCGGAATCCATTTATACGATGCGCGGAACGTATCGCTGTTCCGTCCGATCTTGGATGATCTCTTGACCATTTCGAGCTTGTACATTTCGCCAAGCTCTTCTGCTGTGATCTCTCCGGCTTTTACAGCCTCGCGTCCTTCTCTTGTCAAAATCTCCATAGCCTTGTCTTTGCTAATTGTTCCGATTCCGTTAATTTTCATATCTCGTTTCTCCTTTCGGCTCTGTGCTGTTTTCTTGATCTGACTATACTATAGCACACATATATCACTTTTACAAGTGATATTTTATTTTTTTTGCAATTTCTTTTTCAGTTCCAAATCTTCCGGACTCTCTACATATATAAAGATGTCTTTCGGCTGCATATCCAAAAGCAGACAAAGATTATTAATGCTCTTTGCATTTATATTTGTGTCCTCACGTTTTATTTTTTTGAGCGTTTCCTGACTTAACAATCCGCTTGTTTTAGCCATGTAGGAGTTAAAGCCGATGCGCTCCAACGCGTCCCCTACATCAAATCTGTATTTTAGCATTGCGTACCTTCCTTTCTATATAGATTTTCTTAAATCAATCATACTTTTCCTATCTGGAAAAGTCAAGAAAAATATTTCTAAAAAAAGTGATATTTACTATTGACTGTCACTAAATTTAGTGATATGATACAAGCATCAAATGAAGCACAGAAAACAAAAAAGGCGGTCACTCCTACCAAGAACGAACCGCCACCAATCAAAAAAGAAAGGTAGCTATATTATAGCACAGGTAAAAAGAAATGAGAAGAACAAACAGCAAAGAAACAATGGAAGCAATTAAAAACGCAATCATGGAGAGTTACGAAGCAGCAGAGGAATATTACACATATGACAACAAGGAAGCAAAGACGGACTACAACGACATATGCAAAGACATTTTAACGGCTTTTGAGAACGAGAAAGTTAAATATGATTGTCAGTATAGAGCCGGAAGAATTAGTAAATATTCTTTGTTTTGCGACTGGATGGCAGGACTTCCTACAGCTTTCCCTATTTCTGATGATATTTTTCTTGGCTCTGCCGTTGATTGGCTTGCTGATATTTTAGACGAGACAGAAGAGGAAAAAGGCAGATATACAGAGGATAAGGCAGAAGCGACAGCATGTAATCTGCTTTACAGAGAGCTTACAAAACACGCTGCAAAAGCAAAATAATTAATTAGCAAGGCCGGCTTTTCCGGGGTTCGATTCCCCGGCTTGCTTTTACCGGAATAACCGGGAAATTTTGAAAATATGGAGGAATTATGGTCATGGAAAAGCTGAAAAGATTACAGAAAAAGTTGTCTGCATCTGGATATAATGCAGAATTTATCACGGTTTACAACCGCAACGGATCCGGTGAAAACGTTCCGGCATTGCGTATAATCACAGACTATGAAGGACAGTACCCGCCGAAAGAGACATACGCGGCTATAAGTGATATTAAAAAGCTATGTAAAAATCATGTAACAGAATGCCGCGGATTTTATACCGCCATATTTATTTATTAACCAACCGCCGCAGAGAATGCGCGCCGGATCACTACCGGCGGCGGTTTTTACTCAAAAATGAGCAAATAAAAGGAAAAGAGGTAGAAACATGAGAAGTTATAGCGAACTTGTGCGCGGTGCAGTTATCCAGGCGCGCGAAAAGCAAAAAGATATTGAAAGGCATACCGTTTTCACAACGCGCCACGATTCCGGCGCACATACTGTTACACGATTTTATAAAAAGGTTCTGCTATTTGGTGTGAAATGATTACCGGATGTATTCGGGAAGATTCACGCGTTTACAAAGTAAATACAGATAAGCCATATATAAGGGATATGGGTAAATATTGGTATTTGTCGGAGCAGGAAAAGGAAGCCGTAAAATACCTTTTGAATAATTAGGCGGTACCATTCCGCCTTTTTCGCGTGCTTGGCACATCCGTTCCGGTTCGATTTCGGGGACGCGGACTACATGGAAATAAGCAGGAAATAAAGGTTCTGGCTCTGGTTCAGGTGCTTCGATCCCGGAGTACGGACCACGTGGAAATCCGTTCCAATGCACAAATTGACAAATAAACACAATATAAGGAGGTGGCAAAAATGGCAAAATATGAGTATATCGGCAAAAGGGAAATTCTGCGCCGGGTGTCTGCTCTTGGCTATCCAGTGGCATCCGGCAAGCTGTGCGGCTACTCGAAGTTTGAAGGCGTGGAATGGGTGGAGTCTGCAAAAATCAAAATAACCGCCCAACGTGGCGGAGATTGGTTACAGATCACGCAAAAGCCGGAACGCATAACACACACTTACAGCCGGTACGATGGGAAAAACTATCTTGACAAGTGGTAAAATGCGGTCTATGCTAGACTATAACTATAGCCGGGCAGGCGTCTTCTGACGTTTGCCTGTGATCGGCAATACCATCAAATATCATCAATGAATTATCTATATACAACATAATATATGGTGCATTTGTGTTACTTGTGGAATGTTGCAGATAATTGCACGTTTGTTACACGTTTTTGAGAATCCGTGAAAATGGAATCTTGACCCCAAAAACGCTACCCCAGGGGGGTACAAAAAAATTACGAAATATTTTTTGGCGCGCGGAGAAAATTTTCTTTCGTTAAAATCAAAGACCGCGCCGCATAGTCACTTTTGCTCAACTCTTCTATCAGCTTTTCCCTAGTCATTTCCGGATTCGTCCGGTGCACGTACTGTAAGAGTTCTGAAATTTTATCCATTATGCAACCTCCATAAGTTCAATCAATAGTCTGTCTGCTATTTCAAACACTTCTCTTCCGTATGTAGCCAAAAAGTCTGCTACAATTTCCTCTGTATCAATATCCATGTATACATTATACGAAAGACAGAACGCATGGCATAATTCATGGCATAACACACGGTCAAGGAATCTTCCACGTAGATCATCCGCAAGATATATCGTTTTCGTGTCCCTGTCGGTCATGCCTACCGTTCTGCTTCCGTCACTTCTCTGTAGCATATCGCTGTAACGCGATACTTTGACCAAATTCCAAATTTCATTGTTTATCGTGAACAATTTACCACCTCGCAAACAAAGAGGGCAAAATGCCCTCTCTATTACATTTTCGTGACAAGTGTAGTCAGCTTAGTCTTAGTCAATTGTTTCTCTTCTGGGGACATGCCGGAAAACAGTTCGGTCACATCTTCCGAAAGAGATTTTATGTACTTTTCGAGTTCTTTCATCTTTGCGTCCTTATCTTCCGGTGAATTTCCGTTATGCATTTCCTTTGTTTCCATGTAGCTTCTCCGACTCATACCGGCTCTGCCTTCTCTTGCATCGTGAGTACCGGTACTCAACGGCTCTGCAAAGTACATTTTCCCATTAGTCATACGGTCAAGATCCCTCATGCGCTCTGCATCCGTCATATCTTCCCATCTGTGGTAATCTTCCGACATCTGATGATAATATGGCGGCTCTACATATCCTCTGCGTGTTCCGCGCCCTTTCGGTGCGAATCTTCCATTTGAGTACCGGTACTCATTATAGTATCTTCTTACCGGATAATCCCCAAATTCTTCCACCATGCGCATGATTTCTTCATCTTCAGACTTTTTCATGGCTTCAACAATGTTATAGTCTTTGTCAAAGCATACGATATTCTTTGCAATCTCCGTCCAATCCTTGAGATCATCAAGGTTTTGACCCTCAAAATTCTCAATTCCAATGCCGTCGACGTGGGCTTTCACGCAATCCATAATCTGTTTAGCAAACTTATGCATAATATCAAGCCTCCCTTACTGCAATCAAATTACTGTTCTGAACCTCGATAGCCTGAGTGGATGTATTCTGCACGGCTACGGTACTGCAACAACCGCAAGGCACATCAACGTATGCCTGCGCTGATACATTAAAGAAATTTTGTACTGCTGCCGGAGTAACTATCATTCGTGTTGACTGTAAAGGCTCTCCGTCTACTGCAATGGCAAGTGATATAGCTCCAACTGTACCGCCTGTAGGTATCTGAATGTTGCCGGAATACGACACAAGGAATCTAGCTTTGCACTGATTTGTGATACCTCTTAACTTGATAATTCCGCTTCCCTGTCTGTGTACGATACATTTTGTTCCGTTCACTGCTGTTTCTGTAAATGCAACATCTTCTCCAGCGGCAACGGTTTGTAATGCAATTCCTGTTACTTCCATTATTTTTACCTCTCTTTCACAAAAATAAGGGCAAACATTATAGTCTGCCCTTTGATTATAAGTAATACTGCATAGCAGACATGATTGAGTTAAACTCAATTAAGATACTCAATTATTTAGTTTTAGCAGCCACATCCGGTGTTGCATCCGCATCCATATGCATAAGCATTTGGATTAGGTACAACATATGCAGGGATAGCAGCCGGATTTACTGCATTGATAATCTGCTGTGTCTGAGCTGCCATCTGAGTTGTAAGTAATGCGCTCTGACGATCCTGTGAAGCCGCTCTGCGAAGGTCGCTATTCTCTGCCTGTAAGCTAGAAATTTTCTCATTGCAGAGATAATCAAGAATAGCGCGTGTTCCTGCATTCTGACTGTCGATAATGTCTCTCGTGTTGCTGTTCATGGTGTTCTGCAAAGCGCAAGTGTTAGTTGCCATGTTGTAGTTTACGCCTTGGATAGCTTCTCTTGTTTCACAGCAGCAGTTTGCAAGCTGTGACTGTAATGCGTTTGTATTCTGCATATTAGCGACTGTATCAGCATTGATAGCCTGCTGAATGCCGAACCCGGTCTGCAAAATGTTTGTGTTGATGCCATTCATGCCGGTTTGCACTGCATAGAATCCGTCACAAAGTCCGTTTGTAATGCCGTCAAGTTTTGACACAACCGCCTGATTATCAAATCCGCGCTGGATTTCGCTTCCGACACCACCATTCATTCCGTTTCCTCCGAATCCGTTACCGAATCCACCCCATCCGAAGATAGCGAAGATAACGATAATGAACCATAACCATGAGCCTTCTGCGCCCCATCCGTTGTTATTTCCGTTTCCGTCAATGTTCGCGACAAGCGGAACGGATGCACAATTACCTGTGTTAAACATAGAATTTACCTCCATAATTCATTTTTTATATACATAATCTTGCAAGAATTAGTATCACATTCCTAATTGGCTTTTAAACGACTCAAAAGCCTTATCTGCGTCAATTCCCTTTTCTTTGCACAAATTCCTAGCCATCTGCTCGATGCCCTTGGAATCTCCCTTCTGCGCCATCTGCATAGCGTTGCGCGCCATAGGGTTGCTCATTACGCTGTTATTCCCCATCATTTGTTGTAAAAACTGCTGTGGGTTTCTCATTCCCTGTAACATCTGCATAGGATTCATTAAGACTCACTCTCCTTTTGTGTTCGTGAAGATTTTCTTTGCGTTTGCGAAGATAACTTATCTTCCAACTCTTCCATCTTTCCAAACAAGCAATCCAATTTGTCAGTAATAGCCTTTGTAGCATCGTCAGATAGCCCTATTTCGATTTTTTTATCATCACTCAAAGAATCTGCCATCTGCTCATTAAAAGGCTTGTAAACGGTCTTTCTGATTGTTCCATTGGCATCCCATTGTTTTGCTACGATTGCGCTCATATCCTGCATTGGGAAAAACGCAACACTTCCGTCCATCGGTACATCATTTGCCATGATTGCTGATTCCGACTGTACTACTTTTCCTTGGATTCCAAGAAATTGCGGTTGCATCTGCGGAATCTGTGGCTCTGGTTGTTGAAACCTCTGCATTGGGTTGTACTGATATGCGGCATAGCTTGGGTTTGGGTTAAATGCCATATTCTGATTTTGCATCTGATACATTCTCTTCCTCCAATACTTCCTTGATTGCGTGAATCATTGCTGATTGGTACACGAGCGGAACCTTTGACACATCTTCTCTTGTTAAGATTTTTTCAAGAATTTCATCCGTAAATAACATTCCGCATCCCTCCTATGCTTATATTTTTGCATAAAAAAATACGGTTCTTCCGCAAAAAATAAGCAGAAAAACCGCATAAAAAAAGAACGCCCAAAGCGTTCCGAGTCTACCATTTTCAAAAAAGAATCTATAGCACTTGTGCAGACTCCTTTCTTTTGTGTTCAGTTTTTGAGTACCATTTTGAGTACCAAAGTTTTTAAGACGCCGCAAACACAGTGTTTATGCGACTTTTAAAACAGTCCGTACGGGAATCGAACCCTAAAGTAATTGTCTTGAAATGGCTTAAAATAGCCATTCTTTCAATTTTTCTTTGAGTACCTTTGAGTACTAGGGACTCATAATGCTTCTATTAAGTCAAGTTCCTGTCTCTTTTCCTCAATTCCTGTGCGGTCAAAATAATAATGATCTTTTGTGCAACTAATGTCTGTATGCCCCATAGTATCAAGAATTGTGGACTCTTTCACTTTTCCGTCAAGAAGAATGCTTCCGTATGTCTTCCGAATTTTGTGCGGAGATTTCACTTTCATTCGAAGTTCATGTTCGCATATGTACCGCAAACGTTCACGAAAATTGTAGGATTTCAAACGTTCTCCGTCTCTCTCGAATAGATATTCCCCGAAGGGATTTCTCTTTCGTACTTCATCAAGAATCCATTTGTACTTATCTGGCAATATGGCAAATCGCAATCCGGCTTCTGATTTCGGAAAATCTTTAACCTCATAGTGAAAACCATCATCATCACGATAGCGTGTTTCTGTAGAATTGATTGCAACCGTGTAATTTTCAACATCTTTCCGCTTTAATGCCGACAATTCCCCGACACGGACTCCTGTCTTAAACATGAATAGCAATCCAAGGTTTACGATATCCAAGTGATTCCTTAAGTACATCTCCATGCGTTCCTTTTCATCCGGCATATATACTTGGTCTTTTGCCTGCCGGACTACGTGCTTAAACGCTTTTGGCGATATATCCATGTCTTTCAGCGTGTATGTAATGGAAAACTTAACATACTTCTTCCGCTTGGCATACTTGAAAATTCCATAGATTAGCGTCCGGAAGTTTGAGAACGCCTTGGAAGTCATGTTGAAATCATGGATGCTATTTCGTATGAACGTTTCAAGGTCGCATTCGTCTACACTTTTGATTCTCTTATCCTTGATACCATCAAAGTATCTCTGAAAGTCCATTAAGTATCTGTCATAGGTTGCCCTGCTAATTTCTTCAAGTTCCAGCTTTTGTGAAATCCAACGGTTGAAGATTTCCTCTATCGTGGGGTCATCCTCTTTCTCTTTCCAATAATCAATGATTTTCTGCTCGACCGCTTCTCTGCGCTTTGCCTTGATTTTGCGTCTGCCTTTTACTTCGTCCGGCAGATATGAGTACCAGTTCTCATCCTTTCCTTGATAGATTTTATAAGGGTTTTTGTTGAGTAATTTTTCTCTCTTTTGCATAGTGACTTGTTTCTGCACAAGTGCTATGTCGAGAATACCACTATCAACGGCATATTTCAACAGTTCTTTTTCATCCAATCAAATACCCCCGTTCTTTCTATTTTGTCTTTTATATCTCTCACTCTGTACTCTATCGTTCTTAGAGATAGATTTTCTTTTGTGGATATTTGCTTTTGTGAAAAACCACGGCAGAGAAGAGAGAAAATTCTCTCCTCTTCTTCCGTGAAATTGGCATTTTCTTTAATGTATTCAAGTTCTGGCTTAATGAATTTTGTAAATTTCATAAGCCATTTCTCCTTATTTTATTTGTTGATATTTATATGTTTTCAATATTAAAAACATAATAATAATTGATAAAATCTATAAAACTATTGCTGACTCCATATTTCCTTATCAAGAATATATTGTCTGATAAATCTATCTGCGTACTGTGGGTGTATCATTGACCTTGCTGTTTTTTTATCTATACCCAAGGGGTTTTTATTTGTAATATATTGTATTGGCGGCATACTTTCTACTTGTTCCAACGGTTCAAAAACAAGATTGTTTTTAGGATTTAATCCAATAAACCAATACTGAGTGGGCTTCTTGTAATAATCCCCATTCTGTGTCCTATCCCTGTCAATTACACTTGGCTTCAAGCACCAGAAGTTTGTAAGGTAATGTAATCCACTTGTATTCAATGGATTTTCAATTACAATTTGCAAATGACCTCGCTGACAAATTATCACTAATTTATTCAGCTTTTCATAAAACAAATCAAGTTCCTTATGCCGTTTCATTGCCAATTCACATTTTTGCTCAATAGTGTAATTCCTGTACTGATAAGCCGTGCAAGCTAGATGCCTCAATCCCTGGTCTGAAAAATAAGTGAAAGGGAAAAATGCAAATATCAAATCATCAAGACTTATCTTATCAAACAAACTCGGCTCACCTTGATACCCCCTATCAATCTCTTCGAAAAGGTCAGTAACATAGTCGGTTTCGTTAAATTCATTCTGAATATCATAGTCGTAGGCTTCAATTCCATACTTCTTGAAAGCGTTCTTGAATGTTCCTGACTGTTCAAATAAACAATGTACTTTCATTCTAAATCTACCAAAAGGAAACCTCGGTTTTATGTCGCGACAACCTATTCCTTTCTTTGATTTTTAGTTAGTTATCTTCTTTTCTCTTAAAATCCTCACAAGGTACATCAAGCAAGCAACCGCATTTTTCGGTTTCCATTCCTCCCCAATATGTCTTGTATCTGTAAGAGTTTTCGCATTTAAAGCAGAAATCCTTGCCATTGTTCAATTTGCAACTTGTCTTTTTATCTTCCAGCTTTTTCCCGATACCCTCGTTTATCCTTTTGAGTTCCTCGACCTTTTTCTGCGATTCCTCAAAATCTTCAATGAGTTTATTGTATTTCTTCTTGCTTAAAATCTTCATTCTGTATCACCCTTTCTTTTTCTTCTTAGACTTAAACTTAAAAACATCATTCTTCTGACGGATTACCATGCTACGATAGCCGTTCATTTTACTAGCTCTGCTTTTACTCATACCTCACACTCCTTCCGGTTTCTCACACCGCTCAAATTCGATCACCCATACCCAAGGATTCGCATCCCAACCGTAGCGGTCAATGTCGGATTTCTTTACGGTTGAATCCCAAAGGTCATGAAACATACCTTTTACGAACTCGTCTCCGACGTATTTTAAATGTTCTTCTTCAATTCCTTCTTTCACACACCCTTTTCCGTCAATATCCTGCAACCGCTCCACCCTCACATCCGTAACCCGGAGCCAGATACGTGCCGCTCCTTTCGGCATATGAATGGACGGACGGTATATCAGTTTTGATGATTCCTTAAATGTAGGCAAGTCTGCCAGCTTATCATCAGCCCTGTAAATATATGTTCCATCTTCATATCCTTCGCTCCATGTTTCTCTCACGTACAGTATATCGTCCGTGTGATATGGCGGATTCCATCGTTTGCTTAATTCCTCATCCTTTATATTTTCCGGAAGCTTATATTCTTCGCCCCAAAGTTTGTGTACTCCCCTGCTTGGATATGTCCATTTTCCTATACAATCCTTGTGGCCACCTGCATATGTATAACATAGCCCTGATTGTGGTTGTGGCTTTATCACACGTCTGGTGCAGGTCTTCCGTCCGTCCAAAATCGCCCGAACCATTTCGGAATTGAATAAAATCGGCTTAATTTCCATCTGCCACACCTCCTCTCAACATTTTCAAAAGCTGTTCATCATTCCTTTTGCACATCTTTGCTCTTTCACAAGGTTTTTCGCACTTAAAATAGTCACTCTTATATTTCTTGCAATCTGCCTTGTCGCAATGTTCACATGGCTTATTCATCCACTCCACCGCCTTTCGCAATCTCGATTGCTTCATTCTCCGTCATAGTTACACTTCCAACAGTTCTGGGTTGTCAAATATGTTGCCGATAACACTACATTCATCCAAAACCTCATAGCTTTCAGCAGATAATCTGTTTGTAACTTGAAAAGACATTGTTTCGTCATCCCACAAAACCTCACCAATGCAATCAGCTTCTGACAGTCCACTTTCTGTACTGTATGTGTCACAATAAGCAACAATATCATTTTCCAAAATCAGATTACCGTTCATGTCCTCACGTCCTGTGCACCGGCAGATAGTAGATGCATCTACAACACAACGACAGAAGAAACCCAAACTATCCTTTGCGTAGAAATAATAACTTTCGTTGCCCTTTTCCGTGCAAAATGGGTATGACAGATATCCTTCCACCCATTCCCCATTATCAATCCGCTTTCCACGGGATAAAAATCTATTCTCCATCGTTTATATCCTCCTGTATTTATTCTGGTTCAGCCAATACCATTTACACGCCCTGCCACCATTAACAAATACCATAGGCTTCCCACTATTATTTGCATTTGCGCATGTGACACCATTCGAACCACAATACAGACAGTTGGAACATCTTTCTTCAATTTGCTTTTCTTCCAGAACTCTGATATATCCCATTATTTTTTCTCCATTTCTTTCAACTTGGCTTCGGCTTCTTCTTGTGATAAAAACCAGGTTTCCTTGTACATTTTTTCTGACAGGATTCGGTCTGTAGCATATTCTCGATCCTTATCACACTCCATGTACCATCCTTTTTCTGTAAAAGTAATCAAGGCTACTTTCTGATGATAAACTTTGTTGTTCTCCGGGTGCAGACTTAAAATATTTAATTCACAATTGATTTTGCTAGGAATTATATATACATCTGAGCCAATTCCACACGGCAACCGCAGAAGTAATCCCTGCTCTTCGGCATCCTCATAGTCTTTGAGTTTCCGATATACGGCATCTATTTCTTCACAATCTGGTTCACATGCCCTTTCCCACATTTCATCATCAATCCACGATGGATTGCTTTCTGTTAATCTCTCCATGCTATCCCTCACTTTCTGCCAGCTTCGCGAATTTCCAACTTGCAATATCTGATTCACCTTCTGCGCTCCATGATGTTGCTCCATGATACCAAGTGAACACCGTGCCGTTTTCATACATTGCAAAATATCCCCGATTCCACTCGCCGCTTTTTACGTCTTTCACAAGAATCGGCGTATCGACCGCTACCTTGCTCCAATCAACAGGCGGCTCAACATATTCTGAATCTAACCATTCCAGCATTTTATGTTTACATGAATAATTAGAAATATAGAATCCGCACTCTGAACATCTCATCTCTGCGCATGGAACAGGCTCGCCATCTTTGAGTGCAAGTTTACTTACTGTAATATCAATGATTTTATCCGCATATTTTTCTTTATTCGTCATATTAAACCTCCAAATCACATACAAACTTAATCTCATTCGCCAAACTCTGCGCTATCATCGGAACCGTTAACTGAAACTGCTTGTAATTAGCTAACGTATTAATGTAGTCGATGAATTTGTCCGTGAAATACTGCAACTGTTTCGCTGTTATCTTAAACTCCTTTTTCAGAATCGTAAGTGTCAGTGCAAAATAGTTAAACAACGATGCGCTGGAAAGCCTGTATGCTTCACGCTCGATGCAGAAACCTTTCTTTGCATACATGTTCATTAACTGTCTCTGCGGAATTTTCCCGACTTCTTCTTTGATGTCGATTCCGTATTTACTTTTCAGATAAAAAGACAAGTCCTTTCCAGTATTTCCACCGGATGCTGCTTCATCTAAGTAGGATTTCAAAAAATCCTGCAACCGGATGATTCTTGCCTGTCCGAATCCGAATTTGTCATGTAGAATTATGTACCCAATCACGACAAAATCTTTGTATGATTTTGATATAACCTTATCGGCATTTCTCTTTTCAAAATCATTTTGCCCGATAATCCGCATTTCCTGTTTTGTGTAAAATGCCGGCTTTTTATTCCGTCTCAAAGCATTGCTCATTTCTTTGATTTCTCCTTTCTGTATGTGATTTCCAACCATGCAAAATGACTCAATACAAGCTGTCTTGCACGCTCTTCAATCTCCATTCCTTTGTATTTGTTTATCAATGATTCTCCGGCTTTTACAACTTCATCCCACCAAGAATCAGTGCTGTCCGGTGAATAGTATTTCTGAATGAATTGCCAATAATCCATAAATACTTGCCATTCTTCCGAACCCTTTTCAATCTTTGCACTTGCCATAGCCACTACCTCTAAAATGGACAATCGCCATTGTACGGCTTGAATCCGTCCCCACGTTCTTTCTTTTTTATCTCCGCAACAACATCATCAAACGGTTTTTCGATTTCAACAAACTTCATGTGATCTCCATCAAACTCCATTGCTTCACGCATTGTCATTCCCTGTCTGTTCTTCTCGATTTTTGCGCCCTTGGCTCCCTTGTCATTGTCTGACAGATTCCACAGCATGATTATGTTTGACGCATCCTGTTCGATTGCCCCGGATTCCCTCAATTCTGCCATGGTAGGTTCTTTTGTGTCTCTGCTTTCGGAAGCCCTTGTTATCTGCGAAAGTGCTATTACATGTGTATTTAAGTCTCTTGCAACCGATTTTAAACCTCTTGAAATTGATGCTACTTCTTCATTTCTTCCGGAATATCTGTTATCCGGCATAAGCAATTGCAGATAGTCAACAACGATAACGTCAAAGTTTTGGTGTCTGCATTCCGACTTTATTTCCCTCGGAGATACGGTACCGGATGCAATCCATAATTGATAATCACTCATTTCTTCATTTGCTTGGTTAAATTTTTCCTGTTCATCACCAAGAAACGCTTTTGCCCTTCTGATTCTCGTTAAACCGATTTCCGCAAGCCTTGAAATAAATCGTTCATACACCTGTTTATCGATCATCTCCAAGTTGAAATATGCGACTTTAAGTCCTTTTTTTGCCATATTCCCAATAATCTGCGTTGTAAGTGCGGATTTCCCAACTGCCGGTCTTGCGGCAATTACTGTTACGTCACCGCGTTCAAGATCTCCAAGCGCATCATCAAGCTGTGATAACCCGATTTTTATACCGCCCTCTCCAACACTTTCGTTGAAATACTTGTCCTTATTCTCACCAACAATCTCCTTAATTGGCTTCAGCTTTACTTCTTTTCCCTCTTGCAAATGTTCAAGTTTTGTAAGAAGATCGCTGATTGTATCATCAATGTCACATGGCTTTAAGCTGGATTTCTGATACATGTCACGAACCGTTCTTACTTTGTATTCTTTCGCAACCGCATCGGCATAACTTTTGACCATAGTTGAAGTGATTGTTCCGGTAATACAGGATTTCATCAATTCGCTAATCTGTTCCTGGGTGTATTTGTAGTTCTCAAGTGCCATTGATAAAGACATTGGATCAATACTTTCATTCCGGTCATACATGGCAAGCATTTCCTTGTATGTGTCCTGTGCGAAATCCGAACTAAACATTTCCGGTTTCAGCGTCCGCCAGATACTATTTAATACATCATTGTCAATCAATACGCACCCGATCACTCCAAACTCTGCTTCTGTCAATTGCAATCACCTCGTTTCTCCGCAATCTGCAACCAATAGTCGCAATCATTTTTAAGCCAATCAACATATTTTGGAATGTACCGAAAATCCGTATCGTCTGGGTTCTTTTCTTGATAGTCACTCAAATATACCTCTGTGGCTTTGTATAACAGCCGTGCAATGTCCGGTTGGTTCTCTTCGATAAATTCTAGCACTTTATCCATCCAAGCCGTTTTAGAGGTACTGTACGCTGTTTTCTTGGGGTATATACTAAAAGTCTTTTCCCATGCATCGTCAAAATCAAACAAATCTCCGGAATCGGTCGACAGCGAATTTTCTTTTATATTTTCTTTCTCTTTATCTTCTTCTTTTTCTTCTTCTTTATCTGAAACAGCGACGTCAGACGATTTATCGGGCGATTTTTGCTCAATTAGGTTCTTCTGCTTCTTTCTCCGGTTCTGCTGATATAGCCTGTCACGTTCCTTTTTCTTCTCATAAGCGTCAAGCGTTTGGTGCTTATTCCAATTCGGAATCGTTATCACATTGTCAACGACTTCAATCATTCCAAACTCTTCAAAGGCCTTAAGCGCAAGCCTTACCGTGTTCAAATCTCTGCGGAAAATGGTGGCAAGCATTTCATCCGTGAACGGCAACTTATTGCTCATCATAAACACTCCGTTGTTATTCTGTTTCCCGGCAAGAATAAGAAGTTTGAACCAAATCGTAATGATGCTATCCGCACTCGGCATACTCTCAATCAGCAGAATCTTTTCATCATCAAAAACATCTGTTGTGATCTTAATCCACTTGACTTCTGCCATTTAATCACTCTCCTTTTGCCAAATATTTATCTTCTGTAATTAAGCGATCGATTTCATTCTCTAATTGCGCATACGAAATACTCATTTTCCAATTTACACCATTGCCACCGTTATACTCGATTTCATGTGACTTGGCATCGTGCCTAGCATCGTGGACAACATACGGTTCGTTTGTCATAAACCCAAAACCACCAATCCCATACTCTTCTTTCAAGAATGCGATCCTGTCTTTCTTGTTCTTGTTTGCCAAGAAGTATTCAAAGATACGTTGCTTTCCGCCTTGAGATAAAGAACCTTTCATTGCGTATGCAGAAATGGGATTAAAATTCTCGCTCTGTTCTGTTGGAAATAAGTCAAACAGGCTCATTTGACCTATGCAGGCTTGATTTCCTACGTTCATTCTGTGCCCCCTTTTTGCGTGAATCAGTGTCATAAACTTCTTATATTGTTTTTAGAGAATTATCGTTCCTGTTTCTCCTGTTTCCACTTATTTGCGAACTCATGCATTTCCACACGTTCATCATCTGCAAAGCGATGATATTTTTCGTCTATGTAATTGCAAAAATCATCAACAAAGCTATCTACTATCTGATTTCGTAATGCTGTAGCTTTTGCAAGTTTGCTTTTCTTTTGCCTTTCTCTCTCATGTTTTCTCCTGCAAATTGGACAATAAGGATTAGTTCGACTATTATAGCGACCGCTCATATAATGCGCTCCGCATTCAATACACTCTAATTCGTACTCGTCAAAATACCATGCAACATCATTTTCATATTTTCGAACCAGTTTTGCTCTAATCTCGCCCATTTGTCTCTCCTGCCTTTAATAAATTTATGAATTTTTCATACTGTTTCTCGGAAACCTTATTGCCCTGTTTCTCCGGCTTCAAACGGATTTCAAGGTGCTTTTCAGCGATATGCGATAATTCCTTGGCAAGACTCTTTTTGCCTTGTTTAATGCCGTCATAATAGCCTTTTGCCGGACGGTAATCATCAATCTTAGCTTTACCCTCGCCCTGTGAACCGCTTGTTTTATTGCGAAGTTGATAGCCTTTGTCTGCATACAGTTTGATAATATACTGCTCCTTCTCGTCCAGCTCATTTTCTGGATAATGCGCGCAACCAACTTTCCAACCATATTTGTTGTCTTGCGAAAACAGACCGTGCTTTTTCAGCGAAAGATCAATGTGCTGATACCCAACAAGATGTTGTGCAAGCCTTGTCAAAATATGCTTTGCCTGTCCCACGTAGGCATACCGGAAGCCATACTCGTCAACCCTTACTAACGAGTAAATTCCGCTTTCATCATCCAGCTTTGGGTTCACTTCCAACCAACGTTTTTTGTTCTTTGCTTCAACGGCTTTCGCCTGTTTGAATTTCTTATAATCCATTCAATCACTTCCTCTCTAACCGTTCCATGCTCATTTGAGCCACAAACTTTCCGTAACTCATTCCGGAAGCGCATGCCATATGATTCACAGCCTTGATTGCATCATCCTTTTTCTTTGGCTTTCTCAATCGTTCTTTAATGTCAATGCCGATGCAGTCTTGGCAATCAACTTTGCGTTCATCTATCGTCATAAACAGCCTGCCACATTTCGGGCATATTCTTGTATACACAATTCTTCCAGCCTTTTTAAATTTTTTAAACTGTGCGTATCTTTTTGCGCATTTGGGTCTGCAGTATTTTTGATCTGGTCGCTTCGGCTCAAATTCAGCCATACAGTATTCACATATTTTCAATTTTTACCTCCAATCTTTTGTAAGGGCGGCACGGTAAACGCACCGCCAAAACATGGCTTTCAATAAGGTTTGTGATAACTATTCGCCAAACAAGATAGTTTCTTTTAGGCTTTCGCCAAGGTGTTTCAACCAATCAGAACGGACAAAGGTTCATATCAACCTCTAGTCCTTTTTCTGCAACATAAACATTTGCTCCATATTTAACTGTTTCTTCCATTTGTTGTAGGAATAACGCGGGATCTCCGCTTGTGTCCGATAAGTGTATTAAAACGACATTTCGTAAAGCTGGGTTGTCGTTCGTCTGAATAAATTTAAGTGCCGTATCAAGGCTCATATGACCTCGCAAACGGTGTTCGTAATTTGGCTCATTCCGGTCTACCAAGTCCATACTATAATTGGCTTCAACCATGATATGCTCAACCTTTATACCAGAAAAGTCGTACTTGCAATATTCCAAGTCGGTTAGGAATAGCAGCTTACCCATTTCCTCATGCTCGATTAAATAACCGTAGCACTCGATTTCTGTATCATGCGGCACATTGAACGGTGTTACTGTAAAACTGCCGATTTGCCTTGGTCTGCGCGGTGGAATGGCTATTGTACGCTCTCCTGTAATGGTTTCAAGTGCGGTCTGTGTTTCAAATGCCGTATAAACCGGAATGCCGGACTGCATGAAATCTTTTATGTATCGTGCATGGTCTCCGTGTTCGTGGCTCACAATGCATCCGGAAACATTTGCTATTTTCCAATCAATCATTTTCTTAAAGTCCATAAATTTCACACCTGCTTCAATGGCAAGAATCTCACCACTGCTGCTGATTAAAGCGTAACTGTTGCCTGCTGATGATGAACCGCAACATCGCATAAGCATTTAAACCACCTCACTTTCTTAATACTTAATATTCATATTTCCGTGTTCGTTTACCCATTCATTTATTCTACGTGCAGTCATGCTTATTTTTGCAGAAAGCGGAAGTGACTGCATCTGATATAAGTCTGACATTGTATGTTTTCCCATACCCTACTCCAATTCTTCCTCTGTTGGGAACTGAAAATATCCATTCAAATTGTTAAACTCCACACGGCTGTCACCATCTCTTACCATAACAGTTCCGAAACCGCCTTTCATAAGTTCTTTTATTTCTTTTTCAAAATCCTGTGATACCTCTGCGTTGGTGATAAATCGACCTGTATATGCAGTTCTAAGCAATTCCATAGCTTTCTTGGCTTTTTCTTCGGTAGAATATGAAGCCATTTCCATATCGTTCGTAACTGATTCCACGCCAGTTAAATTTTTATTAAGAAAGTATATTACTCGATTAAAACGCTGAATAACAACCTGCTCATAAGGTACATCAATTGTGCCGTCCTGTGAAATAACTCTCATGGCAACCTCCTAATCTTTCATAAAGTCCGGTACGTTCTCGTCATTCTCAACGACTTTCTCCGGCTCGACTGCTGCACCGTCGGTCGCTTCGGATTCTGCTACAACAAACGGCTCTGAATTGGCGTTCTCGGCAATTTCTTCCTGCGTCTGCTGATAAGTTTCATCCATCTGCATAAGTGACTGTGTAGCCATAGCGTTAAGGTCTTTCGGATGCTTCTTGATTGCATTATTACGCATCTTTCGGACAATCATGGATTCCGATGTATCAAGCCATGCGGCACTCATGTATGGTTTCGCAACTTCACATGCAAGCATATCTTCAATAGTCTTACAGTCTAAAAGTGCTTTCAGAATTTCATTTTTCTTTTCTGCGATAGCTTTCTTTTCTGCCTCCGTTGCATCATAACGTGTCTTTTTGCCACCTTTTACAAGTCCAAAAGTCTCATTCAGAAGATTATTTCGAACATGAGCGAAAAGATTTCCTTTTACGCTTTCACGCTCTGCGATCATGTACTCGATTTTTCCATCATTCATTTCAACAGGATAAACAACACGGATTACTTTCTGTGACAATCCTTTTTCTTCCCACTCCGGCGGCGTAACTTCAACACCTCTGTGCTTCGGATATGTAAATTCATCCCCTTCTTTCACAAGCCATACCGGATAGACCTTTTTAACACCAACACCGAAATTACGGAGAAGTGCATCGTTTCCGTCTCCCTCAATACCCATTTCAACCTCTTTATACCAATTTCCATTGGCATCCTGCTTATTTCTCAACTGGAAATAACACTCTCTTGGCACGGCATTTGCATTAAGTTTAAGGCTGGAAACCTGCCCGATAACCTGTCTCAAATTAGAACCATTCAGATTTTCCATAGCCGCCTTATTCGATGTAACAAGGTTGTAAATGGCACTCATAGATGCCATAACGCACTGTTTGGAATAATCATCAAAGGCAAGACCATGTTCTGCGAAATCACGCTCCATAAGTCCGGTATACTGATTTGCATAAAATGAAAGTCTTGTATTCATTCCCTGCTTAACTGCAACTTCCTGTTTCTTTGTTTCTGCCATAATTATTTATTCCTCTCTTTCTCCGGCATCTTCCGGCTCTTCATATTTCTTCACAATTGCCATCTTATCAGCGCCGTAGGTATCCACCCACTTCATATCCACGGTTTCATCCGTAATGGTCAGCTTTGCACCCTTGGAATTTACAACCGTGTCACCGGCTTTCACAAAATCCTCGGTGCGATATACGTAGCTTCTGGTACTGTTTGGAAATTTTGCTTTGATATACTGCATTTATCATTCCTCCTTAATTTTCAAACCAAATGGAACATTTCCATTAACAATAGATTTCCAATGTGCAATAACATCTGGATTAGCACTTGGATTGCATGGTTCCGTTGGAGCAAACATAAATCCGCTCTCCTGCTTCTTATTTTCCTCATCCCATTCTTTCTCGGTTCCAAAGCAAAGATGCTCATAGAATTTTGGATTGTCCTCATATGTTGGGTATTCCGGATGCTGTTTCTGCCATTCCACAACGTCTACTTTAAACTTCTCCATATCAATAGCCCATTTATCATGAGCAACCTTCCATTTTTCCACTTTATCGTTATTCTGGTTAATTTTGTTTTGAGCTTCTTTCTTGACAGATTCCCAAATTTTACTACTTATAGATACAAAAGAAGCTTTATACTGCGGATAAAGAAGATCGTCATAATCAAGAATTTTCAACCCTGTCTTATTGTTCTGAAAATTCCATTCTCTAATAACCTGCCACATAATACATCAGGCTTGAAATCCGGTAATTCCACCTGTCGGAGAATTGTCAACCGCGCACATGGCTGCTATTCCTGCTGCCGCAACTGCGTGGCAAATAGTCCCATAATCATGCGAATAGTCTTCTGTTAAATGCCTTACAAATTCCGGAAGTGTTTCCACAGTCTGTTTTTTCGCTTCTTTGTACCATTCATTCTGGATTTTCATTTCCTCTGTAATCTGCTGTTTCATCTTCTAAACCCTCTCTTTCCTTTATTTCTCATATCTTTTTCGCAATACGGAAGAGAACAATGTCCGTCTCTTCCCCAGAACCCTTTACTTGCACTCTTCCAACGCTTGCATGACATACACCTTGCATCCGGCTGTGTGATGTTGTTCTTTGTGCCTATTCTTGACATTCTACACACCCTCTACTTTCAACTGTTTGTCCTCGGAAACCGTCAGAAGAATTAACTGAGTATCAACGACCGGCACATATTCGTCATTGATGCTCTCAGCACCATCAAGGAAGATAGGAACATACATATCGAAGAACTTCTGGAAGCTGTTACAAATATCCAATTTCGCTTCAATTTCCCTGCCAGTGTTTGTTGTGTCCCCGAATACCTTATAAATTCCGGTTTCTTCATCAAGCACTGTAGGAATACAAACTTCCTTATATTCTCCGTTCTTCTGGAAATCGAACAACTTCCAACGTACAATACCGAAATGCTGATTGATTTCCTCAACAAGCAACCCATTCTTTCGCTTTGAAACTTCTTTGAGCTGATAAAGAATCCTCTCGGCATCTGTCTTTGCTTGTCCATACTCGCGCTGTTTATGTTGCATATCTGCAATCTTGTCATCAATTTGAACATTGTTTTCAGCCTGTGCGATAATCTTATTTACTTCATCAAGCTGGCTCTTCAATTTTTCCTTATCAGCTTTTGCGTAATCAGCCACCTTATCTTTGCCCTTGGACTCTAACTCTGCAATATCAGCAAGCAATTTATCCTGTTTAGTCTTTAACTTGGCATATTCAGCGTTCTGCATATAATCAGCGCAAGACGGAATCTTAGAAATCTGTTCATCAAATCCATTGATAATATCAATTTCTTCCGCTTCATTCAGTTTCAAGGTGTTGATTGTGTTTTCTAATTCCTTGTTATTCTCGGTCAGCTTCTTAATCATTTCAGCACACGCATTTCCATCATCAACAATCATGGCAAGTGTTTTCGCGTGTTCTTCATTAAATATTTCGATTGCATCCGCCTTTCTCTGCGAAAAATCGGCTCTTAAAGACTCTATTTTATCTTCCGGCAATCTTTGTCCGCATAACGAACAAACCGTTGTAGATTCGTCAAATACCCACTTGGAATCATCAAATTTCTTTACTACTTCCCCATTGTATTTTTTCACAAGGTCAGCTTTCTTAAGAGTCTGTTCAGAAATTGATTTCTTATTACCCTCAATTGAATCCTGCGCTTTTCTGATAGATGAACGAACATCCTCTAGCTTCCGTTCGTGGTCATATTTGTGATTTTCAATCTCATGTCTCTTGCTTGAAAGCTCATTATCCATTGTCTGCGCGATAGCTGACATTTCAAACTGACAGTGCATTTCTTCGTTGCGCATTTCGTCAATCCGAACATCAGATTTCGCCATTAAATCTTCAAGTGCTTCAATCTTTCTCTCTAAATCGGCTTTCAATAACTCCTGCTCTGCCACATCTACATCAACTTTTGCTTTCTCCAGACCGATAATCTGATTAGGAATCGCATCTAACTGCTCAACCGCCTTTTTCTTGGAAGCATTGTTCATGGCTTCAATCTCTTCAAATTTGTAGGATTCAAGCAATTTGGCAACATCCGCAGTTTCTTTATTCATTTGCGCAATCTCTAAATCTGTTTTTTTGCTTGCCATAGCGAATAAGGATTTTCTCATTTCATCCTGTTTTTTCTTCAACGACAAATCCTTGGTAAACACATTCGGGTGCGAACAAATGAGGAATTTATCAAACTCAAACCCTAATTCTTCCAGATATGCCTTAAAATCACGTTCTGTCTTAGGCACAGAATTGATCTCATATGTATTTGTTATTGTAATTTTCGAAACTCCATTTTTATCCGGCTTTCCGACTTTTCGCTTCTGCATCTTGGAAAGAGTGATTTCTTTTTCGTCTACACCGACATTTGCAGTAACAGTCGGAATGCAATCTTCTACATTGTCCGGTCTAATGTTTGGATTGCTGACAAGCTCATAGTTCTTATCAGAAATCAGCCAGTACCATGCCGCCCCGATTGTGGTCTTTCCTCTACGGTTCATGCCGGAAATCCTTGTTGTCTTGCCAAATTCGTATGTCTTATCCTTTACTCCCTTGAAATTTTCAATATGTAACGATTTTAAAATCATTCGCATTTTTGTCTCACCCTTTCTTTAAATTCTCTTTTCAGTCTATCGAAATGCTTTTCGCTCTCCGTGTATCCGCTCAAAGTTTCGATTGTCAGAATATCTGTTGTATCCTGTTTGCATCCGCGCAATCTGATACTATCTTCATGTTCTTTTGTAATGTATCTGTGCAACATGTTGATATGTAACTTGCACTCAATCAGTTCTTCATACTCTTCTTTTGGAACATAAACATAATTTTTCTTTCCCATGTTACACCCCAACGATTCCTTTTATTGATAACTCATATGTAACTTTTTCCACAACACGACCATCTTTACACGTTTTCTTGTATCTCCGGCTCTGTAATCTGCCGTATGTGCTCACCCTATCGCCTAAAGCAAGTGAGTCCGTATACTCTGCACTCTTTCCCCATGCAATGCAAGTAATCAAATCCTCTTTTCCGTTCTCTCTTAAATTTTTGAGTTTCACATCACAGATTTTACGACCAAGCGGTGTTTCTCTAAGGTGCTTTTCCTCGATGATTCCATCAAGGCTTACTTCATTCAAAGGGCTATCGTCTTCCGGTTTTGTGATTGAATCAGCCATAACATACATAAGAATGGCTTCTCCGGATCCTGTTCTCACGCGTCTAGTAATTATCTTTCCCTTGACGCATACCGTTCCGCTGATTTCTGTATCGCTGATTTTTTCATCAAACAGTACCGGAAGAATATCTGCAACACCGCTTCTTCTTTCAACTCCGATGAAAAATTTATAAAAAATCTTACCGTTTGATTTATGGCTTTCCCTTGGTGCTGATACAACATCACCGATCAATGTTATTCTGTTCTCCATTGCTTCTCCTTTCCATTTCTCTTACGAGAATATTTTCAAAATTTTCTTTATCATCCTGTTTCTTTCGTTTCCCTGCCAAAAGTTCAGCAAGCATACGCTTTTCTTTCGTGGAACATCTCGTGCCACTTATATACACAACGCCTACCATGCATCCTCTCTCATTCTGCGATTTCTTTTAATTCGCTTGTCAAGTTAGGCTCTCTTTCGGTCTACCTCTGACCAGTAATACATAATTGCCGCAATTACTGCACCGGCTACAAATTTAATAGCCGCTATATTCCCTACCGCGCCCTCACTATCCATATAGCACGCGGCAACTAAGGAATACTCCATTGCGACCGCACCTATGATGAATTGGATTACTTTTTTCATTCATGCTCCTTTCTGCCACTTTATAATTTAGTACCAGTCAGAAACAAACGTTCCGAGTAACGGACATACAACAACATCTATAAAGCACGCAGAACCATCTTCCATGGAATATGTAAAAGCCATTGCAGGTGTGTAAGTCGAATCTCCTGTCTGTATCTGCGCATCTCTTACATAAACTCCATATGTTGTTTCCTCGTCAACGAAAATGCTTGAAAAATTTTCCGCAGAGTCAACCTTTGCCAAATAGTTGTCACCGCTACGAATTACCCTTGAATTAACTTTCTGAAATTCAAAATTTCTCATTTCAATTCTCCTTTCCATTATGTGTTTCGTCTTCCTTGCCCTGCTCACTATGTTTCGAAGCAGAACTCTCAACCATTCCAAGGACATATCCTTTCTGAAAATCTGTCATATTCGGAATGGCATCACGAAGTTTTTCGACAACTCGCTTTTCCTTTTCGCTCATTGAATTCACTTCCTTTCCATGATATAATTTCTTAAAAACTTAAGGAGGTTTCCATATGCGCCACATACCTACTCGTCCACAATTGGATGATTTTTTCAACAAATCCGTCACAAACATCGAAATGCCTAGATACGAGGATGGAAAATCCCCGATTGAAATGTTGGAAGCTCAAACCACTTTTATTGAGCAAACAAGCAAAGAACTTCACGATATTGCCGGCTCTGCAAAGTTGCAAGCTGATTCAGCTAAAGAGATTGCTGAAAGTTCCAAAACACAAGCTGATGTTGCATTAAAAACATCAAGCAAAGCGGATATTAAAGGTTGGATTTCTGTGGTTCTTTCTATCATATGTGCTTTAATGGAATTTGCTGTACATCATTCAGAAATAATTGATTTTGTCAAAGCTTTGGCAAAATAAAATGGCAAAAAATCTGAAACAGCAAAGTAAATGCTGAAAGTACTAATGCAGCATCTGAAACAGATGGTTTTTTCACTTTTGTTCCCCCTTTCTTGTACTTTGTACATTCTTATAATAGTACGTCGTACAATCTTTGTCAATAGTTATTTTTGTACATTGTACAATCTTTGTCGTTGACATTTGCGATTGTGACTTGTATAATCAAGTTGAAAGGAGGTGTTAATATGAAGGAGCGCCTAAAGGAGATAAGAAAAAGCAATCCTAATGGGAAAACTCAGGAAACATTTGCAAATTACTTGGAAATATCAAAAGAAAACATTTCTAGCTATGAATCCGGAAGAAGAAATCCATCAGATGCATTTATTAAACTTGTATGTGAGAAATGCAACGTTAATGAAGATTGGCTTCGCACCGGAAACGGAGAAATGTTTATGCCGGAAACAAAAGATGAGCAAATTTCAAAAATGCTTGCAGATGTTATGAAATCAGAAGACGGAAATTTTAAAAAGAAATTGATTTCTGCGCTAGCGCAGCTAGATAAAGATGGCTGGGATAAACTAGAAGAATTTGTTGATATGATTTCAAAGAAGAAATAAAAATAAGCCAAGGGCAATGCGCAAACCCTTGGCTTTCTTCTTATTTTAACAGTTCTTTTACAAATACGTATATGGCTCGAAGCCATCTAGTATTGTCGCATTTTTCAATCAATTCAATGATTTTGCTTTTGTAATACTCGTTTTCGTTGTTATCCATTGCTCCCACCCTTTCGATTCAAATGCTAACTACCCTCGACAATTATTATAGAACATACGTTCTGTATAGTCAATCCCCAATTATGGGCGGAGCCATGCCAAACCCCACCCATGCCAGAACTTGAAGCGTCCTTTCGGACAAGTCCATAGTATCACTGTAATATGCATGATTTCAACATTTTTCGGTCGCAAGTTTCGACAGAAAATGTCATTGCAGAGAAGCGGAAAGCTGTTTCTCGATTTCTTCTTGCACTTTTGCGCGCCAACGCATCGGCACTTCATCAATTGTCATCTTCTTGTCTACCAAGATTCTACGCACATAAAACTTAACCATATCCTACACCTCACTTTCTGTTGCAATGCTTGCCAATTCTTCGATTGCTTCTGCGTTTGCTTCGTGTCCTGCTTTAAGCTCATCAATTGCCTTTTCCATTTCCGTCTTTGTCCGCAACCGGATAGTAACGGTATATGTACCATCTTCTGTGCCATCCTCGCCCATGTTCGGAACATATGTAAACCCATCGGATTTCAGATCGGTATATTTCCCCGACACTGCATCGTTGTGTGTAAATGTCACTTCCGCAAGGTTGTCTGCAGTAAAAGCATCCGTGATCGTTTTAATGGCTTCGAAGTTCTCGGCTTTGATCTGGATGTTTCCAAGGCTTGCACCATCGGCAACCTCGAACTCTATTTTGTTTTTCAAAATTATTTTGTCCATAATTTTTTATTCCTTTCTATGATAAAAAATGGTTTATAAGTTACGTTCGAATATTTGTTCGATATATTTTCTTAAACGGAAGTTTAAAAATTAAAATCGTTCAATGGACACCATATTGTCCTCGAACAGATTTTGCAGATAAGGTTAAGTTTAGCGAAGCGATGGCACTACGATACGGATCTTTAGTAATTTGCGCTATACGTATTGATTTATCTGAAAATACTCCTGGCGAATATGTTTCTATTGTAAATTTACCAACAAAATTGTTTACTGGCATCAACCAAACAAACATGGACGGAAAAGAAGGTAAATGGTATTTAGATAAAAACACAGCTAGTGTCTTTTTGCGAAGCGTATTTGAAGCCGGCACGTATTGGCTTAACTTCATGTATCTAGAAGCAGAATAAAATTAAATATCATACAAAATAAAATTGCCTTCCCAAACTTGTACCAAACAAAGAGTGGTACTTCGTGGACTTGCAAGTAACCCAATACCATAATTTAAAGTATCTAAACCATTCCATGAAAATATAATAAGTGAGTAATCGCCAACATTTCGGAAAGCTGTTACGTGTTTAGATATTGAATTATAGAAATTATCTTCTATTACGTTTACTTTGTATATTCCACATCCACCAGATACCTGCGATGCCGAAGACCAATTTTCGATTATTTTTCTGAATTTAAAATTATCTAAGTGATTTAAACTGCCGTTTAAATCACTTATCTGCTTGGCCAACGTGCCGTCCAAATTAGGGTTTGCCTGCCGCGCGTCCAACGCAAACCCTTCCACTGTCGTAATCTGATTGTTTACGATACTTTCCGGTTGCAGTGCGCTTCCGATTTTATCCTTTAATGTATCTGCCAACTTGATTACATTGTTGACCTGGTCCATCGTAAGTGTTGTTCCATCAATGCTGACCTTAAGGGTTCCATCTTCCGCAATCGAAAGTCCGTCTGCCGGTTTCACAATCCCGGCATCCTCTTTCGTTGCGATTGCACCAGCACCGCCCACAATCGATTTCGACCAATATTCTGTATTGCTTGTCGCCGTTCCTACCGGAACTTCTTTTTTCGCGAAATAAAGCGTATTGTTATAAGTCACTGCATCCAATCTCTTATATGTAGCATCTGCGCTCCAATCGCCCTTTGGCACAATTGCCACTCTTCCTGCTATAGCCATTCTAAGCCACCTCCCAATTCAAATTCCCGTTATCATCAACGGTAAACACATCTGCTGTGTTATCTGTATAGATCAACTCGCCGTCCTCATTCACATCAAATGTTGCCAGATGAGCTTTTTTATCAATGTTATCGCTGTATTCCTTGGCCTTATCCGCATACTCTTTGGATAGATTAGCTTGTACCGTGGATTCCTTTTCTGACGCATCCGCAGCGGATGCTGATGCTTTCGCTTTTTCGGCTTCAACTTTAACATCTGCCAAGAAGTTCGGCTGCAGCATATCTTCCGTAATGGAACCATTCTTTACGATAGCTTTGATTTTGCCATCTGTAATCTCAAATGCGATTGTATCAGAATCCAAGAACTCATACTGCGTGATTAGCGCGGATAAATCCACGTTCTGCACTGTTCCATCGTCAAGCGTGATTACCAACTGTTGTGTCTGCGGATTGTATGTGAAGTTGACAGCCAACTTTTCCAATTTGGTATCAATGACCGCCTTGGAACCGTTCATCTTAACGACCGTCAACGTTCCGTTGGATTCATCCCACAAAATTTCTTCCACAAGTTCATTCGCCTTGATAAGATCGACTTTTGCCGCATCCATAGCAACTATACGATCATCCAGATCGTCAATCCCTTTTTCGGCGTTGTTTAGCCGTTTCTCATTTATGGAGGTTTTTTCACTCGGTAAGTTCTCCCAATACGTCCTGCTATAAATTTTCTGCATGGCTCACACTCCTCGTATTATAAAGTAGTAGTGTTTATAGACCCTCTCCAAGGTCTGTATGCTATACTTTTGGAGATACTGTGGATTGTTTTCACACTCCTACCACTTGATGGTTTAAGAAAGGCTACAACCACAGTCTCTTTGTATATTTGTTAATCAGTTAGATACCGCATGACGGTTTATTTAGAACGAGGTTACAATCGCAAGGAG